CAACATCCGTGGACTAACGTAGTTACGTTACGAGGACAAAGCCCTTTTATGATAGCACCCAACGACGGTGTAGTTACTATTGACAGCATGAAGCATCATGAAGATATGGAACTGGTAGAAGTAGAGCTAAATCACTATGAAGTAGTACTCAGTGATTCAGTGATTGATATTATTAAAACACGCCTTGAAGCTTGTGTAACAACATTAAAACAGTAAGTGTGTAGAGCGTTCCAATTAAGAATCCTACCCCTAGTGCTGCGACTAGGTCGCATTCAGTAAAAACTTTACCGCTTACAACATTTAACAGTCGTGTCATTTTTTAGCATCACCTGTAGAATCAAAACCTTTGCTGAAGCTCTTATACTTGTGCAATAGCTCTTCTAGGTCTTCTTTTTCTTTTTGTGTAGCAGCGGCTTCAATTTCTTGACGATACTCTAGCACCATTGATAGTTTTGTGTTGAGACGTATCATGTCATTGTCTAACATGCGAATACGATCCACAAGTTTAATTAGGGTTGAGCTTGCGTCCCCAAGCACTGGTTTAATTTCCTGTGTTGCCCACTGCCAGATGTAATATACAAAGTATCCTAAGCCCATTGCAGCTATAATAGGAAATCCGTATTGATTAATTGCTTGTACTAATTCATTGGTATTCATTAATCTCTCCTAGCATCCTCTTTGCCTTCGTTAGCTGCTAGTCTGTCAACGTTAGGTCTAACACCAATAACGTAGCTTAACAGCGCATCAATCTTAACTAGGTCGTTGTTCATAGTCTGGACACGATTGTCCAGAGCACTAATAATGTTTTTTAATCCGTTTACACTGCTGTTTACGCCCTGCAGAATAAATTTTACTGTTAAAAAGACGAAATAACCGGCTGCTATAGCAGCAGCAATCGGAAACCCTACCTCGCCCACGAGTTTTAGAAATTCCATATTTGTATGCCCCTCACGCTCTGCGCTACATGTATTTACCACTTTTACCTTTAAATTCTGACAGTTAACAATAACTACTACTATAATGTAAGGAACACCATGCCTATTGTAGATATATTCCCAACCGCTGTTTCTATCAGTCAAATGCCTAGAAACTTCCATCAGGGCGAACTCGAATTCTTTGATAATGAAAAAACGACTGCTATGCAGAACATAGGTAATCTTATGGGCGATGATCAATATGTTTTGGATAGACCAGAGATGACTAATATTAGGACCATAGTTCAAAATGAACTAGACAATTATCTTAAGAAGGTTTATTCCCCAAAGAATAATTTAACTATAGAAATTACTCAAAGCTGGTTAAGTTGGTTAGACCCAGGACAGTATTTTCACGAACATCAGCATCAAAATAGTTTAGTATCTGGGTGTCTATATATAAATGCTAATAGAAACTATGATGCAATAATCTTTCATAAGAAAGAGTTTCAACAGATTTATATACCTGCAGGTTCTGATAATCAATGGAACACTACTATGGCAACCTGTCCTGTAAATACAGGAGACATAGTTTTATTTCCTAGCAAGATCACACATTCTGTAGCACCAACAAGAAACAACTATACACGAACAACATTGGCTTTCAACTCTTTTGTAAGAGGCGAAATACGAGAAGGCCGCCATCTTTTAGATCTAAGTCTGTAATTGATTAAACCAATTACAGTAATAGAAAAATACAATAAAAAATCCACAAATAATAGTTGATTTTAATTGTAAATAAATGTATACTTAATGAATGAAGTAGCAAACTTCTACTGAGTATTTTTCATAACATAAGGAGACACACATGAAAACAGTTGGCGATAAGCTAGAAGCATTTGCCGTTACAGGCGTAAACCCAGGTAGTGATCAATTCTTTGACATTACAGACGAGTCATTTGAAGGCAAGTGGAAGGTAATTGTATATTACCCTAAGGACTTTACATTCGTTTGCCCAACAGAAATCGTTGCTTACGACAAGCTAACAGGCGACTTTAAGGATCGTGATGCAGTATTGCTCACAGGAAGCACAGACAATGAGTTCTGCAAGCTAGCATGGCAGAAGGCACATCCTGATCTTGCTAAGATTACACATACACAGTTCGCAGACACACAGCGTGGCGAACTAAGCCTAATCAATCAACTTGGTGTATTCTACGCTCCAGCAGGCGCAGCACTTCGTGCTACATTCATCGTTGACCCAAACAATGTTATCCAGCACGTTACTGTCAACAACTTGAACGTAGGTCGTAGCCCAGAAGAAACTCTGCGTGTACTAGACGCTCTACAAACTGGTGAACTTTGTGCATGTAATCGTGCAGTAGGCGGAGAGACACTGTAATGGCACAGAATAATGTAATGAGTGATAAATACTTGTATGGAAACAATCACTCATACATCATTCGTCTATAAATGGATACACTTGCCTACGGGCAAGTGGTATATTGGCAGTAGAACCGCTAAAGGATGTCATCCCCAAGATGGCTACATTAGTTCAAGCCAACTTATTAAACCGTTGATAAAACAAAATCCAACAGAGTGGAAAAGAGAAATCATTAAAACTGGTGGCCCAGAAGAGATGATTAAACTGGAAACTACTTTGTTAGAATCATTAGATGCTAAACACAATCCAATGAGTTTTAACCAACACAACGGCGATGGTAAGTTTACCAGGACAGGTGTAAAAGTATCAGAGGAAACTCGTAAGAAGCAAAGTGAATCAAAGTTAGGGAAGAAACGCAAACCATTTACAGAGCAGACAAGAGACAAGATTAGGCAGGCAAAGTTGGGTAGTAATAATCCAAGTTATGGTAAAACACCAAGCGAGGAAACTAAAGAAAAACTACGCCAGGCTAATCAAGGTAAGAAGGAAACTTTTACCTGTCCGCATTGCGGTAAAGTAGGTAGCGGCGGATCAATGACAAGGTGGCATTTTGATAACTGTAAGAGTAAAGTATGAGCAAATCAGAAATCAACGGGTTATACTTCTGGAGGCAAAACCATTGGTTGCCTTGTGGTCTCAACATCAAAGATAAACTTTGGTGGAGGTTTATGCCCGGAGTTGTAGTCAATGTTCGTTGGCCCAGAGAGGGATGGGTGGTATTACATGAGGATAGCACCGGAGGTCAAACTTCTACTTTGAGTGCCGACCCAAACGACCACTATCGTCCCTGGATGGAACAGCATGTTGGTCGGCAAGGGTGGGATTGGAACTGGGGTATGGCCAATCGGGATGCCACCGAAAATCGTCTAACAATAAAGATTAGACAGAAATATGCCAAGTATGCTACGATAGCGGCAATACAATGGAGTTGAAGAATGAATAATATTAAAAGGAAAATAAAATGAGTTTTATTGATGTAGTTAAACCGGCATTACCAGATTATGCCAAAGATACACGGTTGAACATCGATGCGGTGTTGTTGCGTAGCACCCTCGATGCTGATGTGGCAATGGGGTGTGCTGTAGCGGCATTAGCGGCAACAGGAAATGGTAAGTTGTTGAGCATTATGCTTGCTGACAATCCAGTGTATGCTGAACCTGCTATGACAGCGGCGAGCATTATGGCGACTAACAATGTTTGGTACCCATTCGTTGAGATGGCTGATGATCCTGCTCTAAAAGGTTTGCCAGCACAGTTACGTATGAACGCTATTGCCAGTCATGGTGGAACTACTAAGGCAAACTTCGAAGCTTTTAGTCTAGCCGCTAGTATCGTTGGGAAATGTCATTTCTGTGTTAAGGCACATTATGACACACTGAAGACAGAAGGCTATACAGTTGAACAGCTTCGTGACATTGGACGTATTGCTAGTGTTATGAATTCAGTTGCTAAGGTATTAAATTCTTAATAAATACTTGTCAGGAGGACACAACCATGAAACAGAAGAAATTACTTTCTAAACTGTACAGGGCTTGCGTCGACCATGATACAGAAACCATTGCCAAGCTCAAGCAAAAAGAGTTTGCGAAGATACTGAAACACAAGGCCGAAGGCAAACCATTTGGTACAAAATGGACTTTGGTAAAGATTTAGCTCGTAATATAAGCGTAATCTTTAAAACACAATACTGCGATAAATATAGGCATGAAGCCAAAAATTTATCGCAGTATTTTTATTAGTGATGTGCATTTAGGCACACGTGACTGCAAGGCAGAGCAGTTAAATAATTTTCTCAAGCATAATACCTGTGATACACTATACCTAGTAGGTGATATCATTGATGCATGGCGCATACAACAAAACAAGTGGCGCTGGAAGCAAAGTCATACCAATGTTGTTCGCAGAATACTGGGTCATGCCAAGAGAGGCACTAGAGTTATATTCATCGCAGGTAACCATGATGAATTTCTAAGACCTATGATACCCTATGGTATTAGTTTTGGGCATGTAGAAATACACAATCAGATAGAACACATAGGCGCAGATGGTAAACACTATCTTGTAGTACATGGTGACTTGTTTGATGGCATTACTAGACTAGCACCTTGGATTAGTTTTTTAGGCGACAGAGCCTACGATTTTGTTCTATATCTTAATGGCAAGTTTAACTGGATCCGTCACAAGATGGGATTTGGTTACTGGAGTTTAAGCAAGTATCTTAAACACCGTGTTAAAAAAGCTGTAGACTTTATGTTTCAGTTTGAAAAGAATCTTGCAGGCTATTGTAAAAAGCGCGGTTTTGATGGTGTGATATGCGGACATATACATCACGCAGAAATAAAAGAAATAGATGGTGTTACTTATATGAATGACGGCGACTGGGTTGAGTCATGCACAGCACTGGTAGAACATTGGGACGGCCGTTGGGAAATAGTAACTTGGACCAAGGAGAAGGACGATGTGGATACTAATAATATTGGCGGTACACATAAACAATCCAAAAGACATTCCGGGGAAGGTGACGCTGGAATTTACTACTGAAATGGAATGTGAGAGAGCAAGATCAACTTTATCTAGTTGGTTAAAGTTTGAAAATTTTAAGGTGATAGCAGAATGCAAGAAACAATAAGTGATAAAATTACTATCGTAGTTCCTTGTAAGAATGAAGAAAACTATATTCATCATTTACTGGATTCGTTGCGAGAACAAAATATTGGTGGAACTAGAATTATTATTGCTGATTGTTCTACAGACAACACTAGGCAAGTTATATTAGACAGCAGCACAGGATTAAATATTGAAATAATTGACGGCGGTCCTGTGAGCTTTGCTAAAAACAGTGGCGCAAGATTAGTTACTACTCCTTATATTTTATTCATTGATGCTGATGTACGCTTTTTTAAACCAACTGTAATACATAATGCTGTTGAGGCAATGAAAGAACATGATTTAGATTTACTTGGACTCAATGTCAAATGCTATGATCGTGATATTGTAGCTGGTATTGGTTTTAGTATTTTCAACATAATTAACAACGTTCTAAAATATTTTTCACCCTTTGCAGTCGGTGCATTTATGTTAACACGTAGAGATCGGTTTGAAGAGTTAGGAGGCTTTCCTGAAAAGTTTTCAACGTCTGAAGATTACTTCTTGTCAAGAATGTACAGTCCCAAAAAGTTTAAAATTCTAAATCACTATTTTGGACAAGACAGTCGTAGATTTAAGAAGATGGGCTACTTTGGTATGGGTTGGTACTTAATTAAGAACTTTATTAATCGCAATAATAAGCAATACTGGGATCAAATAGACAACAGTAAGTATTGGTCATAAATCAAATCTAGGGGTTACGGCCCCTAGATTTTTATTCCTTACAGTTAATTCTATAAAGTCGCTGATAAACTCAAAGTGGGTTGCAAGATTGATAAACAAATCTCTGTGCATTACTTCAGCGACCATTTCATAAGATCCTATACCAATAGTTTGATAGTAGCGTCTATTCATGCCTCTGTTTGAACCGTAGGTAGGAAATACACCGGTAACAAAAAGACAGGTATCACCTAGTTCTTTAGCTGACAGGTCTGCAGGACGATGAAGTTTTAAGTATGCTTCTGCAAATGATCGAGTTGGGAGAAAGTTTGGACGATCAACAAAATTAGCCAACAGCATGACTACATACGCCTCAATCTGTTCTGGCAATTCGAAACCTGAACGCTCTTGAGTGTCCTTGACTAGATCGTAAAATGCTGTAGTGTAAGCATCTTCCATACTATTATTTAGTGGTTGACAACGAAATTAAATCTGCTATCATATAAGCATAAAGTTTTTTATTGAGGCCTTTAAAATGAAAATTGGATTGAGTTACAGCCGTTGCATTCGTGATATTGTGGAAGGCATCGTAGATATTAATGATGTTTTGGTTATCGTGGCTAGAACAGACTTTGATCCCAATAATGATGAGCAGTGGCAAGGTATTTGGCAAGGTTATGCTGGAGGATCTGATGCTAATCTAATGCGTGGATTTTTTGGCGGTTCTAATCCAGAATGGGCTGGTTACAAAGACGAAGATGAAGAGCGTTTTCGTAATGTAAGCATTGAATTATGGAATCAAGGTAAGTTCCATCAGCCTCGTAAGTTTGGTGCTCACCCGCGTCGCTTGCCCTACTACTGGCTTGACACATTTGCGCCTGAGGAAGAAGTTGCTAAGAATCCAGCAGCACAAAAGGCATGGAATAACTATAAGTTACTAGCAGGACTATCCTAAGGAGTTGTATTATGAGAGAAGAACTAGATAAACAGTTGTGCGAAAAGTACCCTAAGATTTTTAGGGACAGAAACTCACCAATGAACGAAACAGCCATGTGCTGGGGTTTTAGTTGTGGAGAAGGTTGGTACAATATTATCAACAATCTTTGTGCCTGTATTCAACATCATATTGATTGGGTTGAAAAGCGCAGACAGTGGGAAGTTGAAAAGGGTGTAGAAACAGGCGAGCCAGGTTATCCTCGCACACCACATGTAGAGCAGGTTGTTGCTATGCAGGTTAAGGAAAAGTTTGGCGGTCTGCGTTTTTACTACAGTGGCGGCGATGAACAGATTCACGGCATGGTACGTATGGCAGAAGCTATGGCTGCTACAACCTGTGAGGAATGCGGAACTCCTGGAAGCTGGCGCACAGGCGGTTGGATGCGTACACTTTGCGACGAACATGAACTTGAGCGTCAACAAAGACTAAAGGAGCGTTTCATTGAATGATCAAGATGAATTGTATCGTAAATTTTTAACATTTACAGATCTAATGTTAGAAGATTACGATCCTATGGAAATAGCCGCTATTATGAGTGTTATTGCTCTCAGCATGTATAAAACCTATTTAGATACTGAGGGATTTGAAGCAATAATTGATCGTATTTCTGAAAGCCGAGACGATGTTAAGCCGTTTAGCGGCGGATCTATGCTGAATTGATTTTTGATGCGCTAAATACTGTATGCTAATTAAAGAGTTTACCGTATCGCAAAAAAATGAAGTCAGCGTGGATTCAGCTGTAGTGTTTCACGACGATCTAAATCCTAAACTGTGGGATAACAGTGGAAGAATGCACCCAGCGATACGTAAGGGTCTACTGGAAGTAATCAAAGACTTTATAGATTTTATAGGTGTTAAGATATCGTTAGTTGATATAACAGTGAGCGGATCTAATGCTGCTTATTCCTATACAAAATACAGTGACATTGATCTACATATAGTAGCTAAAGTTCCAGAAAATGAGCCTGAGTTTCCAGAATTATTTGATGCTAAGAAGAATCAATACAACACACAGTATGATATCAAAGTAAAAGGCATTGACGTTGAAGTCTATGTACAGGATGTAGCACAAGAGCATCACAGTCTAGGTATCTACAGTGTTCTCAAAGATAAATGGGTCAGTGAACCTAAGAAAGAACAGGTTGACATTAACAGTCAGGATGTACAAAGAAAATACAAACAGTACAGTGGCGAAATCAAAACTGTTCTTAAGTCAGACAGTCTCGTTGAAGTGAATCAACAATGGGATGACTTAAAGAGAATGAGAAAAGCTGGACTAGAATCAGGCGGAGAGTTTTCAGTTGAAAACCTAGTTTTTAAAATGTTGAGAAATCAAGGGCTAATGGAAAAACTACGAGACCATATGTTTGCTCTAAAGAGCAAGGATCTCAGTATAGAATCAAAAGCACAATGAAGATACAAAAACCAGCAGAAGGCATTTTAATAGTAAACGATTGGGGAGACTCAAAAGTTTATGATGTTGTTTGCGGCTGCGGACAACCTGACCATACACATCATCTTTGGGTAGAAGCTGACGACACTGGTGTTAGTGTAAACATACACGTTACAGTGAAAAGTCCTTTTTGGAGTATAACTCGCTGGCGACAGTTTTGGAATCTACTTACAAAAGGATATTTGGAACACGAAACCACCATTTGCATGAGTGAACAACAGGCTTTAAATTATGCTACGGCCTTGACAAGTGCAATGAAGGATGTTAAACTCTTTAGAGATAAACGAAATACAAAGGTGGAAAAATGAAAGTCTATATTGGACCCTACAAGAATTGGTTTGGACCCTACCAGCTAGCAGAGCTGCTCTGCTTTTGGGCGAAGCCTGTAAAAGACGAGTTTGGCATTGAAAGCAAGCCTAACTGGGTGCATGATTTTGGTGAGTGGTTAGCTCACGGTAATGTAGTACCAAGACCCACCAAAGATAATCCTGATGTGGACCGCTGGAGCGATGATCGTTCAGAAACTTGGCTTTACAAATTTTTAAAGTGGGTTGAAAGCAAGCGTGAGCGCAAGATAAAGATTCGTATTGATCGTTACGATACCTGGAGCATGGATCATACTCTTGCTCTTATTGCACTGCCTATGCTTAAACAGCTAAAGGCATCTAAGCACGGCGCACCTTTTGTTGATGACGAAGACGTGCCTGAAGAGCTACGCTCTACCAGTGCTCCTCCAAAAGAAAACGAATGGGACACTGATACTAATCATTTCAAACGTTGGGATTGGGTTATGGATCAGATGATTTTTGCATTTGAATCCGAACTTGATGAAAGCTGGGAAGATCAATTCCGCAAGGGAGAGTACGATCTCCGTTCTAAAGTAGTTGAGTGGAACGACGATGGTACTGCCAAACTTTATCAAATGGTAGACGGACCAAACCATACTGCTGAGACTGACTGGGACGGAATGAAGGAATATCAAGCTCGTATCACTAACGGCTTCCGTCTTTTTGGAAAATATTATCAAGCACTTTGGGACTAAACATTGAGTGACATTTTTGAACCAACAGATCCAAATCTTGCATTGCTAATTGAACTAGCAATGGAGATGGAGATGGAAGATCCAATTGATTGGACGGATCTTAACATCACAGAAAAACAAGCGTATGCAATGATGGCTAGTCATGTTATGGAAATGAAGAATGACCTCTTGACAGACAAGGCAATCATTGTTAAACTACTTGTAGAAAACTTTGTTCTTAACCTTAAACTACTAGGAAAACGTTAATATGTTTGATTATCAAAAGGCATGTGAAGATAAAATCTCTTTTTACAATAGGCCCGAGTTCGCAGAAAACCCAATGCATCCAGCTGGGTTCAATGGAACCTTTAAGTTCTCCGATCACAAGTTGATTCCGGAAGTCTATCTTGGATACCTACAGCGTTATTTTGGTGTACTGCGCCTAAGCAGAGTATCGTTAAACGATATTAATGCTGCTATGAATGAAGTATGGGAAGGTCCGGGTAGTCTTACTAAACTGTTTACACTAGAAGAACAGATGCGAGTAGATGGACGCACACTAAGCATCACTCCTATGGACTATGTAAAGACTAAGAAAGCTTCGCGAGAAGAAGAGGAAGAAGACGAAGCCGAAGAAGATTTGCCATTGCCGTTTGGCGAAGCTAATGAAGACGAAGACGATGCTTAATAAAGGTCGACCTGAAGTAAATTTTGATGCCACAAATAAAAAACACAGAGAAGCATACAGGCAATATTTAAGAAATCGAGGTTGGGGTAAACTACCCTTTAGATTTATTACTTCGGGATCTTACGGTATTACTCTAGGACATATTGAGCGTCAACTTTTAGATTACTACACAACAAAAGAGTTTGATAAGGATCTTTAATGAAACCCATTGCACAGATACTGGCGACAACTCACAGTAATAATTTTATTTTTGATGATGAGGAAGAAGCAACAACTTCTATTCCTAACATATCTTATCGTATCCACGAGTTTACAGTTGATTCACTTGCAGTAGTGGTTGATTATTCTAATGCTGGTAAACAGCCGCATGAAATCTATGATGCTTTAGTTAACTATACTAGTCTACATAATCCGTCGCTAGATTCCTTAAGAACTGCAGAGCTTATACGCAAGTATTTTAAACACAAGCTACTAATGCGTCGACTTAAGAGCGAACACATCAGTGACTTTATGCGAGAGATGGAGCTCACTCTAGAAGAGTCTCGATCAGTTAGAAGCGATAGGCTTCCCATTCTAGTCAAACTTCCGGTCTTTTATAAAGAAAGTATTGAAACAGACTCTCTATTCAAAGAATATAGTAGTTTAACAAATGATAGAGGTGCTTATACTTCTGATGAAGCTTGGACATTTGTAAAAGAAATTTCTAAATACTCTAAGAATGAAAAGTCTGCAAACTTTTATTTTAGTAATAAGAATAACAATCTTCTAAAGGTTGCTGTTCCTTTTAAAGATATGGGTAACTCAGCTTGGAATTATATTAGCTCTAAGAAAGAAATTGGCATTAGAAGCACACTGCCTAAAATGCGAGTACGTGGATACGATTTCTGTCTCTACAGTATGACAAATTCTTACGAACTGTATGAACCAAGGTAAATAAAGCATGACAAAAAAGATGACTTATAAAGCCGAAGAAATCTTTAAGGATATCCCCGGCGATGACAAAAATGTACTAATGACTATCCCCCCTGAAATTTCAGAACGTATGGGATGGAAGCCAGGCGACAAGCTACACATTAAGGTATTGGAAGATGGAGGCCTCTCCATAGCGAAGGTAACCGATGCCCAAGGATGAGTTAATTGAATTTGACGGCACTGTTACTGAAGTGCTGCCAAATCAAATGTTCAAAGTAGAATTAGACAACGAACACACGTTAATCGCTTATACAGGCGGAAGACTGCGTCAAAACAAAATCCGTATTATTATGGGCGATCGAGTTAAATTGGAAATGAGTCCATACGATCTGTCCAAAGGCAGAATTGTCTACAGATACTGATTGACAGATCCAAAATTGTCGCTATAATAAAATATATAGGCAATTAGGATCTTTAAAATGAATCCCAAAATTAAACAGATGTTAATGCGTCTGGCGGCTGAAAATCCCGGTGTTCGGGGTAGGTATAAACTAGCCGCAGGGATCGTGTACAAAGGGCATCTAATCGCCACTGGTGTAAACAGCTACAAAACCCATCCTTTGATGTGGGAGTGGGGTAAAAATCAAGACAGCATCTATCTTCACGCTGAAATTGACGCAATTAAAAATGCACTGCGTCTAATCACTCAAGATCAGCTCGCTAAATGCGACATCTATATTGTAAGAATTAAACACCCAGATAATGGATCAAGCAGTTGGGTAGAAGGACTGGCTAAACCCTGTGCAGGTTGTATGCGGGCAATCACTAGTTTTGGGCTTAAAAATGTATTTTGGACTGAGAATAATATGCTACTATTAAATAAGCAGTTTATGTAGATAAGTACGAATAGCAAGGGAGAGCTACGATGAAAGTCTACTGTCGAGGCGGAACAAGCATGCAGAAGAAGCTAGCCAAAGACCTAGCTCGTTTTTGTGCTGAAAAGATGATGACTAAACGATTAGCAGATACTCTTACTGTTAGTATATTCTTCGTTCCAGATATGGGTGATTTAGAGGGTGACTGCGAATACCTAGACAACGATTTTGGCGGAAGACCAAAAGAGTTTAACATACGCATCGGTAATGAAGATAAAAAACTATCTAAACAGCTCAGAACACTTTGTCATGAAATGGTGCATGTAAAGCAGTATGCTAAGGGCGAAATGAAGAACATGTGGCGTCCTGCTCGTAACACTAAATTCCAGGGCGAACTGTACTCGGATGAAATGGACTATTGGGACACTCCTTGGGAAATTGAAGCATTTGGACGTGAACCTGGACTATACACTCGTTGGATTGATGATCGCGGATTTACCGGCAACGAAGTATTTGATACTAGAGACGTCAAAGATAAGCTCACAAAAGAAGAAAAAGATCTTCTAAACAGTTGACAATAAACAAAATCAAGCTATAATAGTATTACGGTTAGAGAGCATTTCGCTGAAATAACCGAATTTTAGTAACCCACAGGGTTAGAGAAAAGGAAACTATTATGGCTACACGTCGCGCTGTTGCGCACAATTCTCTGCAAACATTCATGCAGAGTTACAATAAACCCTTTACAGTTGAACCTGCGTTCATTGACTGTAGAGCAATGAGTGAAAATTATCCAAACGGACTTATCCCGCTAACTGATCTAGCTAAAGGCGTTGATGCAGTAGTTGGTCCTTGGCAGGGCAGACTTAATCAATATTTTGGATTAATTAATCTTACACCCTATTACGAAGATGTTCCTGTCGAACATGTTTTTAGTCACCCAGCATTTAATAGAGATACGTCTCCAAATCACTGCGCTAAACTAGAGCGTGATTGGTTTGATCAATTTGCAATGACTAGTCTTGGGCTAAAGATGCCTGCCAAGTATGGTAACATTGTTCTTAACGCAGACAGTACACACACATCCACTAACCGCATCCGTCAGGGTCTAACGAAGTTGCCGTTTTGGGTAGCTGACGTTCCAGATCAAGGCGACTTTGAAAAGACATTTGCTCTTGCCCTTCTTATGGCAGGACACTTGTTTCTTGCTATTAATGTTCGCAACAAGCGTGGCGTTGATATTTTTGACCAGCACTTTATTAAAGTTGCTACAGGCATTTATCCTGCACCTCAGATTGATGCTGTAGTTACTCGTGTACCTAGTGTTGAAATCAAACGAGCAGGCAATCGTATTGCATACGCAATTCACAACTTGAATGAAGTATATCTTACATTTGACCTTGACAAGGACGAGCAGAAGCCCGGGCGACTTCTTGAAAAGAGCCTTACCTGGTTAGTGAATAACTTTAAGCATCAAAGTATTGATGGTTGTATGCTGACAAGTTTTGCTATCTTTATTCAAGAGAATGAAGAAGCGGGTATTACAGTATCTGACAAGGACACTGTTAAACTTGCCAAAGAACTACAAAAACGTTTTGGAACTGCTAACGCATCACAGTTGGGTATCAAGAAAGCGTGTTTGCTGTTGGATAAGAATCGCCCGGGATATCAACCTTTGGATTCTAACTATGTTGTAAGCAATGGTCTCAAGCATATCGCTAAGACTATCAGCATTCCAACAGTTAGAGATCAACTAGGACAATGGGATCAAGGATTCTAACATGGCTTGGTATTATACTTTCAATCCTATTGTTCTGGCTAATGGGCTTCAGCATACTAAGCCTGGTATCACCAATAGTAATCCAAATGGACGATTAGGCAAGTATCAGCTTCCTTACGGTCCGTTTTGGGAAGCCAGCTATAGTTGGCTGTGCTATCATGAAGATCCTGCAATCATTAAATGGATTGAGGATAGTGTTCTAGGTCATTTTCGTTTTCGTTGCTGTACACTGGGTGCCGGAATGACTGAATGGCTAATGGACACTACTTGGCAAGAAGTGCGTGACTATGTTATAATGATTTGCAAGGACAATAATATTGCAATCGTTGATTATGGCGCAGGACCTTGGACTGCTGTTAGAATTCAACAGGAACTACCAAAATGATTATTGATACAAATAAACTGCCAACATTTGAATTTGATTTGAGCTGCTATCTTACCGCATATAAGATAAAAGACGATATGCGTAAAATGGGTGTACAGAGTTATGTATATGCATTTTATTATTACGAAAAAACTATGAAATTTGGTGTTCAATACGATTCTAATACTAAAACCTTTGGCGAAAGAATTTATCGACAAGCATTTCATATTCCTGGATGGCCTACTGTTCCAAGTAAAAAGACTGCCGGTAACGACATGTTGGATATTATAAAGCATTTTCCAGAAATTAATAAAAATGACGTTAAAATCCAAATATGGGACATGACTGACTATCCTCGAGAAAATATCAACGATTACAAGTTTGAAATCAATCAAGTTGAACGACAGTTTATAAAAGAACATATAGTGAAACACGGATTTAAACCTATTGGAAATATCAAAGATGAAGGTCATATGGATAAAAAGACTAGAGTTCAGGATATTACATTTGATAGGTTTTTTGGATAATGGTTGACAACTTGTGCCTTTCTGTTATACTAACAGTGTAATAGGCACTTACAGAGGCACACATGAAAACAACATTCCCCGTTCAAGACGTTCTTGCAGTAGCATTTGCAGCCTATCGCAAGAACGGCGGCTACGTAAAAGTTGCTCAAAGATTTTCAGAAACCAATAATCAAACCATTCATGCAAACAAGGATTTGGTAAAGTATCATTTCCAAGATGCTGCGAATTGGTTGCCATCAGATTATAACAAGCTAGAAGTTACAGAAGCTGACTACGATGCTGTGGATGTTGCTCTCAAGCACTTCCGTCGTTATACCCTAGGAGTAATTGGAGGTCAACTTACAGGCTTTCAAGAGGATGTATTCAAGGTTGTGAGTGGCGATACAGTAGACTTTCAGAAAGTAGGCCTATTAGCTTATGTTCCAGAACTAGTGCGTCGTGAAGTTGAAGACGCTGCCTTTAAGAAACTGCTACGCACAGAATACAGAGATAGTCAATATATTGGCAAGGAGAAGGATAATGTAGAGGGTGTTGCTAAAATACTTTCTCGCTTCTTTTCTGAACAGTGGCAGAGCTATAACTATGTTGCAGACCTCACAGGTAATCTTGTGAGTTTTATGACTAAGGATCGACTTGAAGTAGGTGAGCGCAAGAGGATCAAAGCAAAGATAAAGTCTCAGGTAAAGAATCGTTCCTTTGACGTAAATGAGACTCGCCTCAACTATGTTAAACTTTTTAAGGTGTAATATGTTACTAAAAATTCCAAGAGTATGGAGATACTTTTTGACTTATATAGGCAAGGGATTGATTTTTCTTTGCGGTGTAATCATAAGTATGTTAGTACTAAATCTAGTACTAGACTACTTTACAGTTGATAAGGAACTACGCACACCAATCTGGTTCGTAGTTTATTTTGGCGGATTAGGCATTTGGTTCATGTGGGACGAAGCTAAACGTAAAGTGGAACTAGAGAATATTAAACTGCTCAGCACTATAGACAAAGGAAAGTAAGATGTTTGACATGATGCCAGGCTGGGGCTATTTGTTTCTAGCATATATTATTGGAAGTATTGCAACTTTTGTTCTTTTTTATAAGTCAATTGTATTGCACTCTATTGAAAAGACTATCGACAGCCTCTGTGAAGATGGTTACCTACGTCATCGCAAGAAGGCGGATGGTGAAATTGAAATTTTAAAGTATAATCACAATGATTAATGAAATATTTAGACCTACTCTTGAATGGATCAAAGATGATTGGAGATCTAACTCGTTCCGTTTTATGGTGGAGGTTGTCGCATGGGCTATATCGATTGGATGTTCAATCACTATGGCGGTCACCGTCCCCAATCCTCCTTTACTTGTGTTGTATCCTATTTGGATTCTTGGTTGTGCTATGTATGCTTGGGCTAGTTATACTAGGAAATCATTTGGCATGCTGGCTAACTACCTGCTTCTAACAACTATTGACACTATCGGCTTAATAAGGATGTTAACATAATGAGAATTAAAATTGTATCAGACCTTCATTTAGAGTTTGCTGATATCAACATCACAAACAACGAAGCTTGTGATGTGTTAATCCTCTCAGGCGACATTATGGTTGCTGAAGATCTACACAGTCATCCCGAAACAAAATATAGTCACTTAGAACTAAGACAGTTGGTTCATGGTCAGGCACGAGCACAGTTATTTCGTGATTTCTTAAAGCGATGCTCGTTTCAGTTTCCGCATGTGATTTATCTTGCTGGTAATCACGAGTTCTATCATGGTAGATGGGAAGGCAGTATTCAGCATCTTAGAGATGAGTGTTCTAAGTTTCCTAATGTCTACTTCTTAGAAAGAGATCTAAAAGAAATTGACGATGTTACGTTTGTGGGAGGTACACTGTGGACTGACTGCAACAGGGGTGATCCAGTAACGTTACATTCTTTGACTAATATGATCAATGACTTTCGTTTGATTAGAGATGACACTAAGGGCTACAGTAAACTAAAACCTGCTACTACAGTGCATCGTCATCGCGAAACGTTAGAGTTTATTAGAAAGACTGTGGACAGTGACTCCTCAAAAAAGTACGTAGTTGTTGGACATCACAGCCCCAGTTTCCAAAGCTGTCACGAACAATATAAGAATGACAGAATTATGAACGGTGGCTATCACAGTGAACTAGGAAATTTTATTGCTGATCGACCACAGATTAAACTGTGGACACACGGTCATACTCATCACTGCTTTGATTACGTAATTGGCGAGACTAGAGTTGTTTGTAATCCTAGAGGTTATAGTGGTTATGAGCAAACAGGGTGGAATCCAAATATCTGTATTGAAGTATGACGGAAGATCTGTTTGCAGACTGGAAACGTAACAAGTTCATAGTTGCTGATTATGCATTAACCAGTGATGCAAAGCATTTAATTGTACTCACTGATATCCAGTTTTGGGCTAACCACACTGATGAGTTAGATGATTGGTGCAAGAAAAACCTACGGGCTAGAGTTCAAGGCATGACTGTTGAAATAGATGATGACAGAACTCTAACCCATTTTATAATGCGTTGGACATGAATTTACAAGATCAATTAGCTGAAAGAATGGCTAGTGAGATTGCCAAAGAGATTGACTTCGAAGTTCTTGCCAGCATGCTGTGCGAGTTAGGTTGGACTCGTGTTGTTCTCAAACCAATGACATGGGAGCAAGGTGCTGCTATTGATGATTGGGTATCAAACTATATCAGTGGACCGTTTGAAACAATGGGCTTGGTGTGGTTGTTTGAATCGTCAAAAGATGCTACAATGTTCATTTTAAAGTGGTCATCATGAAAAAGCTGTACTACATTAAAGAAGGTCGTCGCTACAAGCCTGTAGCTGAATACGACAGCGAACTTATGGATAGTTTTCCAAAGGGTTCACATCTAGTCTGTGTGTATCCTGGTGGCTCTTCACGTCGCTATGGTATTGATCCTGCTTATGCTCCAATGATTGCCGCAGGCCGAGTAGCCGAAGATGCTATTTCAAAAGCAATATATGCTGCCAGTGAAGCCAAACCAAAAGAACGTCCAATTACTCCACGACAACGTGCTGCCTGGGAAGAAATGAAAGCTGCTTTTGGTGATGAGTTCTTTAGCCTAGAGTTCGCCAGCACTCGCGACCTTGCTGAAGCAGGAATCAACGCTATGATGGAAGAACAAGAAAAATTGTTAGAGAATCCAACTGTGCGCAAGTCATATGAAAGATTCTTGCTGGTGGCAGCTCTAACAAAAGAAAAAAATAAAGAGATCTGAGCTATTTAGAGGTAGACAAAACAGCTATTTCTATCTATAATAAAACTATAAACAACAAAGAAAGAACTCTATGAAAATGTTAGGACTTGTAACAGCCGCAATTGGACTAGTTGTTCTGATTGGTCTAATTCTCAGCCTTCCAGTAATGCTACTTTGGAATTACTGTCTAGTTGGTGCCATTAATGGTGTCAACGAAATTGGCTGGATGCAGGCATGGGGTATTTTGATCCTAGCTGGACTGTTGTTTAAAACTCACGTAACAAACAAAGATTAAGGGCAAGACATGACATACTTTCTAAAATCTGGTACTCGCTTCAATGTCAGCACCAAAGAAGCCATGGATCTCCATGATGCTCTACCTGCAGGCACATATACAGTTAAATTTGACAAGATGAACTCAGTATTCTATCTTGAGCAGATTGATGGATTTGAAATCAAGGGCAAGATCTATGGCGACACAAAGCGCAACGCTCAGCGAATTTTTAATACCTTTAAGGATCGCACAGCTTCAACTGGTGTAATGCTCACTGGTGAAAAAGGTTCAGGCAAGACACTGCTAGCCAAGATGCTGTCACTTGATGCACAGGCAGAGGGTGTGCCCACTATTGTAATTAATGAACCTTGGTGCGGCGAAGGATTTAATGCTTTTATGCAGATGATTGAACAGCCCACAGTCATTCTCTTTGATGAGTTTGAAAAAGTCTACGATCGTGATGACCAGGAAAAGATGCTGACTCTTCTTGACGGTGTATATCCTTCAAAGAAGATGTTTATCATCACCTGCAACGACAAGTGGCGTGTAAATGAACACATGCGAAACCGTCCTGGACGCATTTACTACATGTTAGATTTCAAAGGTCTTGAACAGGATTTCATTGTAGAGTACTGCGAAGATAATCTCAAGAACAAGACACACATTCAAACAGTTTGCAAGATTTCTACAATGTTTGATCAGTTCAACTTTGACATGCTCAAGGCAATGGTTGAAGAAATGAACCGTTACAATGAGACTCCTCAGCAGGTAATGAAAATGTTGAACGCTCGTCCAGAGTTCAGCTCAGAAACTCGCTACAAGGTTACTCTACAGCCCAAAGGTTTGGACATTTCAGAAGAGCTTCTAGAAAGCACAGAATGGCACGGTAATCCGTTGACACAGCGTCTAAGCCTGGACTACAAGAATCCAAATTCAGAAGCTGTGGATGAGGATGGCGAAGTGGACTTTGATTGGGAGTGTGCTCGTTTTGGACCAGAAGACCTAAAGCAGGTTGATGCTGGCTCAGGCAAGTTCATCTTTATCAACGATTTGGGTGACAGAGTGACACTGAGCAAAGTGAAAGAACGCTCTTATCATTGGGATGCGTTCTAATGACGGTGCCCAAAACTGTTCCTGATCACAGGGATAAACTTGGGCGTCCTATCAAATTGGATGACTATGTGGCTTACCCAAGTCATAACAGTCTCCAATTTGGTAAAGTTATTAAACTTAATAACAAGATGATTAAGGTTATTAAGGTGCCCACAGGCAAGCGTTTGGATTCTGGATCCAATAAGTATCCAAACGATTTGGTAAAATTGGATGAACGAGACATGACTCTTTATCTAATCAAGAATTCTGGTTGACAAATCTCGCTACGGTGCTATACTATATATGTAGGTTAGTTAAACACACAGGCACACGAAAGGCACACAATGATTCTTAATACTGCTCCCCAAAACGAAGCTATCCTTTCCAACGTAGGCCAGATTGGCGAATTCCGTATTCGCAACTCAGCCAAAGCGTTCAACATTCTTTCCAGCGGCTTGTATGCTAACAAGATCCGCGCTATCATCCGTGAGCTTTCCTGTAATGCTGTGGACAGTCATGCTGCCGCAGGCAAGACTGGCACTCCGTTTGATGTACACCTTCCCAACAGTTTGGATCCTACTTTCCGTATTCGTGACTACGGCACAGGCTTGACTCACGAGCAGGTTACCAACATCTATACTACCTATTTTGAAAGCACCAAAACTAACTCAAACGATTTTATTGGTGCGTTAGGTTTGGGTTCTAAGAGCCCGTTCAGCTACACTGACAATTTTACTGTGGTGGCAATCCGTGATGGCATCAAGGGTGTTTACACCGCTTTTATCAACAATGAAGGTGTGCCCAGTATTGCACTGATGAGCCAGGATGAAACGGATGAGCCCAGCGGTGTTGAGATCAAGTTCGCTGTGAACGATCGTTGGGACTTTGACAAGTTCCGTCAGGAAGCTCGCACAGTCTACAAGTATTTTGCTCTGCGTCCTGTTGTAGACGGCACTAACTTTGCCTTTGAAGATCCGCAGTATGAAAGCCGCGATATTGTGCAGGGCATTCATGCGTATTCAAACACTCGCAACAGTTACGCTATTATGGGCAATATTGCATATCCAATTGATGTGCCCAACGCTGAGTCTACACTGGGAGAACTCCGTGGACTGTTGAGCTGTGGACTTGAAATCCATTTTGCTATTGGTGAATTGGACTTCCAAGCCAGCCGCGAGGGTTTGAGCTATATTCCGCAAACCATTGACAGTATCAAGCGTAAACTGGAAGCACTGAACGCTCAGTTGAGCATTCGTCTTGCAGATGAAGCAGATGCTATCAAGAATCTTTGGGATCGTGCTATCTTCTTGTACAAGAAGAAGGATCACAGTCTTTGGACGGCTGCTGTTAAGAAGTATGCTGTTGACACCAAACTGGCTACTTATAATCCAGACAGCTATCAGCGTCCGCAGACGTTTATCCTAAACACTGAGACACTGGCTCGCAAGTTCAATGTCCAACTCAAGGGACTACAAGTCAGCCGTGGCAAGAAGGGCTTAACTACCCTCAAGGACAGTTTGGAATATTCAGATAAGCTGGACAAAGACGGACATCGCATTACCTTCCGTGCTTGGCACCTGTCTGTGGACGGTTATAGCCACTTTGTTGTGAGCGACCTCAAGACAGGTGCCGCAGAACGTGTTAAGTTCCACTATCGCGAAACTGACAGCGACAGCCGTACTATTTGGATTTTGGAGCCTGCGGATCGCTCTAAACCTATGAATGTTAAGGCATTTTTCAAGAGCATCTATAATCCGCCCGCAGAACGTCAGTTTCAAGCCAGCACACTGAAGAAGAAGGATCGTCAGGGTGTAGCTCGCAATGTGACTATTATGAAGTTGGAGCGTCGTGACAACGGCGGTTACAGCCGTCGTGATGAAATGGTGTGGCGCGATGCAGGCAAGGCTGACTCGTTTGATGCCAATCAAACCTACTACTATGTTCCACTGAGCGGTTTCAGCATGCAGAGCTCCAAAGGCTATGCCAGCGGCAAGGAACTGTACGATGACGTAACCGCACTGACTGGTTTGTTCACTGGTGAAATCTACGGTGTTCGCAAGGGTGATATTGAAGCCATCCGTGCTCGCAAAAACTGGGTGAACTTTGAAGAACATGTTGCCACTGTGCTCAACGGCAAAGACATTTCCAAAATTATGTTGGGAATGGTGAAATCTAGTCTTGACACAGGCAGCATTTACGAGTATAATAACAATACGATCCTTGGATTGATTGGCGACAACAGCCCTTACAAGATGTTTGTTAAGGAACTGCTGGAAGTTGAAAAGTTTAGGGGTAGTACGTTCAACGTAAAGCGACTGTTCATGCGTTTTGCACCCAATGCAAACTTCAGTCCAGACGCACTGGTTGAAAAGTACCAAACTCAGGTTAACGAAGTGCTCAATCGTTATCCGTTGTTAAAGGCTGTGAGCGGTTACCGTAGCGATAGCACTGCTATTGCTGAATACATCAACCTAATTGACTCTGCAAACAAAGGTGAATAACATGTCATATCCGTTTCTAATCCAAGGCAATAACATTGTTGTCGTTATTGACAACAAGCCACACACAATCAACAAGACCCACATTACCTATCAGCGAGTAGTTGATGCTATCAAGGCCGGTGACTGGGACACTGTTAAGGACGTAATTGAACCCAAGAAGGTTGTTCTGGACTATGGACAGGGCAATGTAGCTGTACAGGGTGACAAGCTGTTCTGGAAGGGCGAGGAAATGCACAATGCATTGTCCAACCGCATGATCCAGATGCTACAGGATGGATTTCCAATTGAGCCTATGATCCAATTCATGGAGAACCTCATGCAGAATCCTAGTAAGAGAGCTGTAACTGAACTGTATGGCTTCTTGGAAAAGAACAGCCTGCCTATCACTCCAGATGGACACTTCCTTGCCTACAAGAAGGTAAAGAATGACTACAAGGACTGCTACACTGGCACTATGAACAACAGTGTTGGCAGTGTGGTTGAGATGGAGCGTAACCGCGTAGACGACGATCAGAATCGTACCTGCTCAACTGGCTTGCACTTCTGCTCACGTGATTACCTCAACCACTTTGGTGGTGAGCGTGTTGTAATCGTTAAGATTAATCCACGTGACGTAGTGAGCATTCCAAACGACTACAACGATTCCAAGGGTCGTGCATGCCGTTACGAAGTTGTGGATGAAATTGACAAGGAAAAGGCCGACGAAGCCTTTGCTCAGAGCGTCCAGGCTACTGCAACTCCCACTGCCAGTGTGCTCAGTGAAGATGACCTCAAGCGTTTGGCTGCATTAGTTAAGGCTGTGAACGCTCAAATTGACGACGGCAAGTGATACAACTATCTGTTCCTGAACTAGTAAATCTAAACCAAGGTCCAGTGCTTAGTTATTATAAGCACTGGATTTGGAACTTTAATCTTTTGGATACAGAGATACCAAACGATTTTAAAGATTCTGACAGTTTTGGTTCAGCAAATACTACTAGAAAAAATTGGAATGATCATCAACATCGTTCATTCCTAAAAAAAGAGAGTGAATGGGTTGAAGAATATACAAAATCCATTCACTCTCTTTTTGTAAATTTAATAGATGGATTCAGCGGAGATTTACAAAAGAGTTTTACTAATAATTGGCCCTGGATGCTTCCGGGGAATATTGGCGGAGTAACGTCTTTTACAAATATTGTCTGTGATCAAAACGGTCACAAAATGAGTAAGCATCTAGATAATCGACGAACTGTTTTTGCAGCTATTTTAAATCTAACAGAAAATAAAGAAGGCACAAAATTTTGGGATCATAAAGACCCCAACAAACTTATATACTCATGTCCTGGAACAAAAGGACACGGAGTTATCTTTATGAATACAGCTGGTTCTTTACATGATATAAATGTAGAGCAAGACACTCCAAGATTAACTGCTCAAACACAACTTTCTTTGTATATAAAATAATTAAAGGGATACTAAATGAATATTGTTATTGTAGGTGGTGGAACTGAAAAGAAGTTTGGAAATGATTTTGCTCTTAAAGCAAGACACAACGGGCATGATGTAATTATTGTATCACATAAAGCAAATCAGTCTAATGATCCAAATCAATTTATTGCAGACTTTTCAACATTAGAAACTTTTCTAAACGATTTCAAAAAAGCAACTCAAAGATTTGATAACATTGATATTTTAATTTATAATACAAATACAGGATCTTATCCTAACAACGTAGTTGATTTACAATCACCTGTTAGAGAAAAAGACTATTTTAGATCAATTAAAGTTCATGTTGTATATCCGCATGCGTTGGCACTTGAATGTCAGTCTAAGATGAAAGCTGGATCTAAAATTATTTTTATGACTACTAGTATGTCTTTAGATATTAACAGAACTGTAAACACACAAATGGCAGGGTATGCAGGATCAAAGGCATATCAAAACCATTTAATGCTAGGACTTGCTTATCACAATAGTAATGGAATTATTGTATCTAGTATTGCCCCTAGATTTGATTATTCTAAAACTGACAACTGCCAAATTACACTAGACAAAATTTATGACTATGTATTAACACATACAGCTGACATGAACGGAAAGATTGTAAGAATAAACGAGAATCCGGGAATGCAAATTTTAAATTAATTATGAAAAATGGAGCCGCTGAGCTCCATTTTTTTTCACTTGACAAATTTGACTAGTATAGTATAATAAACTATCACAACAGGAGAACTCTAATGCTTACTCTAAAAGAATGGATGGAATTGGTAGATTGCCGTATCACTGAAGGCAGTGAGTATTTTGGTAATATTTCAGACCTTTACTGTTTAACCAGCTGGAATGAGAAACAGGATGGTTACTCGTTAAACATTATTTTTGCCCCGCGAGACAACCAACGAGTATATTGCGTTGAACTCTGCGACTATGCTAATGATAGAGCCTATCGTATCTATGATTCAGAGCTAAAGGTAGATAAGCAGGCTTGGGACGAAGTAAATTACATTGATTTGGAATCAGACGATGACTTCATCCAAAAGGCACAGGCTATTATCGCAGGTGAAGAATACGATGAACGAGTAAGCGTTCCGTTGGACATGGATCGTGATGAGCTGTTTCAATTGATGACACTGGCTCATGAACGTGACATGACTCTAAACGAACTAGTTGAAGAAGCGTTACGGAACTTCATCACTGAATACGAAGATGATCCAGAAGGCTTCAGAGCTCGCTTTGGTACAGATAACGATTGAGAATCGTTCAGCTGACAGTGTGATGAACATTGTTAGACAGCTAAGACAGCAGGGTTGGGTGCAGGGTGTAGACTTTGACTTTGCATTCCATCAAAGACGCTGGGATGAAATGGTAGGAGACGTTCCTTCTCATACTGTTTTTAAATTTTACAAAGAACACTATGCAACCTTTTTCGCTCTAAAATATTCATAGGCACAATTATGAAGCATGAAGTGGATGAATTCTGCAGAAAATACGATGCATACGTGCAGCCTAGCTCTCGCATGCATCGTAGGGTCAAGCGCATGCCCTATCAGCTGTGGAGCGAAAGTGATCCGGATATTTTCCAGGAGATTCCTGTTGAAGATGTCAAGTGTGTGGAAATCCACATGCCAGAGGATCGCTTCCGTGCTCTACTAGAACATGGCGAATGGGTAGAACGTGCTGGATTGCATGACAATCGCCATTTTTCTAATAACGTGTCTAGAGTAAGTAACATAATTGTGGAACACGAACGTGAGTGCAGAATACGTCAAGAAAATTCAGCGGTAAGAGCTGCCTACGAAAAGTATCAAACACTGCTGGCTCTGGTACAGAGTAATTATGAGTAAGCCAATTGAATTAACTCACAGTCAGTGGAAAAGTGTTTGCTGGCACCTATTGCAGGACTATCCTATAAGTGTATTATTAATTCGTGAACGGATGAAAGATAGGCTAGGGTTTGTTAATCGCAATCACAGAGAGTTTGATCCAGAAACACACAATTACAAAGACTGCGTAATGTTGGATTTTTACTCAGAAAAGAAACGCACTTTCTTTATCATGAAATACAGTGAGCTACTCAATGCCAAATAAAGAACGCACATTCATTGCCTACTGGGACTGCCTAGGGTTTGAAACTATCCTAGACATCACTGGCTACGAAAACAAGAAACTGCTGGCAGACATTAAGGGCGAGCGATTTGAACACCCTCTCAATCTGCATGCTATGACTCTGCGAGCACAGTTCAATCCACAACGCTCACCTGAGATTTGGTTGTTTACTACTACAGGTGAAATCACACAAGAAGATCTAATGCAAATTGCACAGGATACACCTCAGTATCTAGTGGATTTGATTAGAGAAAAAGGTAATAGTATTTTTAAATCAGCAACCCAAAAGCAGGTAATTGTATGAGCGATGATGAAAAAGAACTTAATAAAGTAATTTTTGGTGTTGGATTTTTTGTTGGAGTGGGTACCCTTTGGGTACTGCATCTGTTGTTCCAATGATTAAGATGCAGGGCAAACTGCCCAGAGACATTGTACTGGCTTGCTCAGGCGGAGTTGACTCAATGGCAGCTCTAGACTTCCTGCGCAGAAATCATCGTGTCACTGTAGCACACTTCAATCACAGAACGGATCACGGCATTCGTGCTGCCGCTTGGCTGCGTGAACAGTGCAGAACCAAGTACACAGACGTTCGTTATCGCGAGCACGTATTAGAGGGTGAATGTCCCAAAGGTATGAGCATTGAAGAATGGTGGCGTGAAGCACGTTATGAGTGGTTCAACGGTCCGTATTGGCGGGGACACACTGTAGTAACCTGTCATCATTTGGACGACGTAGTTGAAACGTGGGTTTGGAGCTCAATGCACGGTACTCCAAAACTTATTCCTCACACTAGGCAGAATGTAGTTCGTCCTTTTCGTCTAACTCGCAAACGAGACCTAGAACTTTGGGCCAACTTAAATAATGTAGAGTATTTAGAGGATGACAGTAACAGAAATATCAAGTATACTAGAAACTATATCAGACACGAAATGATGCCTCACGTACTGCGTGTTAACCCAGGTATTCACAAAACAATCCTAAAAAAGGTAAAAGAAGATGTCTAACAGAGTAAAATTAGAATTTGAGAATGCCCTAGCCAAAGACGATTACGGTTTGATTGTTGGTAAGGACGGAACAGTAAAAGGAATTTGGATACCAGACGGTGAGGATCAAAATGTCATTCCGGATAACATAGCCAAGTTGTGTATTGAGCATTTTCACTTTGATCCAAACGAAAAAGTAACAGAGGTTAGAGTACACTAGGAGAACTTATGGAAGAACAAGAACAGATAGTAAACCAATTAGCAGCATTAGCTATGGAAGGACAATTAGCACAGCCCATTGACTGGAAAGCTGTAGGCATCAGTAGAGATGAGGCTTATAAGACAATGGCTGCTAATGTAATTGATCAGATGCAGACTGTGCCCGAAGAAAACTTTGCGGCAGTGGCTATGGCAACTATAACCAAATTATTAGTAGAAAACTATGTTGCCAATGTAAGATTGAGGGGCGCACAAGATGCAGAGTAATTCTACATTTGCAGATACCTGCAAGTTAAAGAATACCAACAATGACGTCGAAGTAGATGCCGATGTGCTAGAATACAAACCAGGCAAGTCACTGGTTGTAAGTTTAAATAAAAGTGTTAAACTAATGTTAAAGCACAATGGTAGAACCTATGTTGGTGCAATGGCGGGAGTAGAATTTACAAGTTCTGGTCCTAAAGAAACAATTAGATATACAGGAAGAAGATAATATATGCCCTTAGTACCTATGGTAATTGAACAGGAAGCTCGCGGTGAGCGATCCTACGACATTTACAGTCGCTTACTCAAAGATAGGATCGTAATGTTAAACGGTCCAGTAGACGACAACAGCTCAAATTTAATTGTCGCACAGTTGCTCTTCTTAGAGTCACAGGCAACAGAACAAGACATTTATTTTTATATTAATTCACCAGGCGGAGTAATCACAGCTGGCATGGCTATCTATGACACTATGCAGTTTATCAAGCCTGATGTGCAGACTATTATCATGGGTCAAGCCTGCTCAATGGGTTCATTCCTAGCACAGGCAGGTGCGCCAGGCAAGCGCAAGATGCTGCCTAATGCACGACACATGATTCACCAACCATCGGGTGGTGCAAGAGGTATGGCTTCAGACATTGAGATTTCCTACAAGGAAATCATGTACTGGAAGAAGCGTCTTACTGAGCTGTATGTTAAGCACAACACAGCAGGTAAGACCTACGAGGACTTTGAACGTGATATGGATCGTGACACGTTTATGAGTGCAGAAGAAGCACTGGCTTACGGGCTAGTGGATAAAATTGTTGATCAACGTTAAGGAGACAAATATGTTTGGAACAAGTTATACAGGTGGAATGTCCTATCGTTCTGCTGATGAAATTAATTCAGCAATGGGTCGTGTCTACGGACATATGAGCCTAGCTGTTCTAGTGTCAATGATTGTTAGTTACTTTGTAGGCACTAGCCCAGAGTTGTTGGCATTCTTTTTCACAGGTGTGATGAAATGGATTGTAATCTTTTCACCGCTGGTGGCAATCTTTGGGGTTGCTATGATCCTAGGTAATAATCCTAGCAAGGGTGTAGCACAATTATGCTTACACGGATTTGCAGCACTAATGGGATTGAGCTTTGCTACAATCTTTGCTGTGTTTACTATGGGCTCAATTGTTAGTGCCTTTATGGGCGCAGCTATTCTGTTTGGTGTTATGAGTGGTTATGGCTACTTTACTAAACAGAGTCTAGACAGCATGGGCAAGTTTATGTTTGTGGGATTGATTGCAATTATCATTGCTAGTATTGTTAACATTTTTATTGGCAGTACAGTTATGCAGATGGTAATTTCAGCACTGGCTATTATTATCTTTCTAGGACTGACAGCATATGACACGCAAAAGATCCGCGAAGAACTCTCAGTGGATGCAAATAGTGTTGCAGAAGTTCGAGGTGCATTAACTCTATACATGGACTTTATTAACTTGTTCATTAACCTCTTACAGTTGTTTGGTGGTCGAAAGGAGTGACATGACCCAAAAGGAAGATATTCCTAAGGATCAGTTATGTATACTCTGTAGACAAAAATACGACCCCAATTGTACCTGGGGTCCTTGCAAACTAACTAGAGAATTAGAAAAGAAGAAACAAAATGGAAATTCAACCAAAGGATCCTAGTAAAGGTCACTTTTATGTTAGCCTTGTTAAGAGTGGTTTACGAATGATAGCAGGCAGCAGTATTGTTGCCGCAGGATATATCATACCTGGCGCAGGCTGGCTTGTGGCAGGTGGTGTACTGCTGATTGGAGCAGAAATCTTAGGTGTTGTTGAGGAATTGGTATGAGCCAATGGCACGGTGGAAAAGGTAGTTCAAAAAGAAAAGGCGCAGATGATGATGCATACAGAAGTAACTATGACAGAATCTTTGGAAACAAAGATCGCAGAGATGAAGGGAATTCCAACGGAAGCGGAACTAGTGGAGATGCTGAGAAGCAAGACTCTAATAGTGACGTTCCTAAAACTGGACGGTGAACAGAGAGTAATGACTTGTACTAAGTCATTTGACGTGATTCCAGAAAGCAGTCGTCCAAAGACTGAAAAAGAAGGTAAGCCTGGTACTGTGAATGTTTGGGATACCAATGCAGGTGCTTGGCGCAGCTTTAGATACGATCGTGTACAAAAGGTAGAACTATGATTTCTCTTAGCGGACTGTCCCCACGTCAAGTAGAACTAGCAGATCTACTTTGGAACTGTGATACTATGAGTGAAGTAAGCGAAGTGATAGAACAACACGGTTCAGAAGCTGAAACAATTTTTGAACTGATTATGATGGAAGTTTGGGACCAACAAGTGTCCAAAATGAAGACTTATCCAGACGCAGAAGCATTATTTGCCAAAATTTCTGGTTGACAAACGCCCTCGTGATGCTATACTAATAATATAGTCAATCACGAGGGTTTATCATGAGCGAACTGCTTAAAGAGGGTAATACTGTTACAATCCGTGTACAGAACATTCTGTGGGACAAACGACACCTCTATGCACAGGGCGTTGTTACACAGGAGTTTAATGTATACTCAGGCACTGTGATTCGCCATAAGTGGTTTGCAGAAGATGAAATTGGACTTACTACAGGCAACCCAGAATTTCCCTTCCGTAGAATCCGTAAAGCTCGTATCGTTGAAGTAAACGACTTGCCTGTGAGTTATGCAGAGCCTAAGGCTAGTGAACGAATTGAACGGATTGTACAGGGCTCCAAAGGCAATACCTATACTGTGGTAAAAGAAGGCGGCAAGATTACCTGCACCTGCCCTGGCTTTACATTTAGAAGTAACTGCAAACACACACAGGAATTGGCAAATGTTTGATAGCAAAGAACGAGATCTCCAGAATCTAAAAGCACTGGACAATCCCCGTCCTGGCGACTATTGGAATGAAATGTTCTGCCCCTACTTTGTTATAGTAGATGTCAAAGGTGAAGAGTTTACTGTACTCAGCTGTATGGGCGGCCCTGATAGCTACAATCGCAAGGATGAACCTAATGCTAAAATTGAAATTGACAAGGGTCACTGGGGATTTGACTACGCAAAGACCATGACAGTGGATCGTGAATGGATTCGTAAGGCAGTTAAGTATGGCAGCATTGACGGATTCGTAGCTGATGTAGTCAACAGCGAAAAGACACAGCAGATTGTAACTGAGTGGCGCAGACACAAACAACAGGCAATCAAGGCTGAGATCCAGCGTCTACAGGCTGAGTGGGAAGAATTTACAGGTTGGAAGTATCTCAAGGAGGAGGTTTCACAATGAGCGGATTTAGGAGCAAGCGTATGATGAGTAACGATCGTTTCAACATCAGCTATTCGTGGACACAGCCTTATACAGGTTACAGTATTCCGTTACGAGTAGCTCAAAACAACCAGCATCGCGAAGCAGTGAACACAGAGCTGGCTGTTCTAGACGCAGTGGATAACATTGTATCTCACATGACAGAGTACCCAGAAGCAGAACGACTACTGGCAAAGATTTTTTCGTCAAAATAAGCCTATTTCAAAATAGTTTGTTGACAAAGAGATAAATAAAATATACAATTAAGGAATGAGACTTTCAATGTTTACATTTTCATCACTAGTAGAGACAACACCTGGAGCAAGTAATCCAGGCGCCGATCTATTGGGGTTGCGAATGTAAGATAGTAAGCACTAACTAACATTTCAAAACCCCAGGATTAAAAACCCTGGGGTTTTTTTGTTGCAAAAATACAACACCAAAACAGGTTGACAAGGCACAGTAAGGCACTATAATAAGATACATAGCAAGGAAGCACTAGCAGATTTGCTAAAAAACAGGTTGACACACTTCTTTAAGGTGTTATACTTAAAAAACTGTTGCAGAACAGTTTCGCTCTTTGACAATTTAATAGGAATTAAAATTTATTCCGCGGTAGCTCAGTTGGTAGAGCAGGTGACTGTTAATCACCCTGTCGCTGGTTCGATCCCAGCCCGTGGAGCCAAATTTGGAGATATGGCTGAGAGGCTTAAGGCAGCGGTTTGCTAAACCGTCGTAGGGGTTAAACTCTACCGTTGGTTCGAATCCAACTATCTCCGCCAAAGAATTTTGCACCGTTAGCGCAGTTGGTTAGCGCACCGCCCTGTCACGGCGGGGGTCAGGGGTTCAAGTCCCCTACGGTGCGCCAGTATAGTAGCAGTAGTGGTACGGGCTTAGACAGATTGTCTTTGCTGACTAGAGTGGTTCGACTCCACCGGCTACGTTAGATTTATGGGGGATTAGCTCAGCTGGGAGAGCGGTAGCTTTGCAAGCTATAGGTCAACGGTTCGATCCCGTTATCCTCCACCAAATCCCGTCAGCACTGAACGTGATCAGTGTCGCTTGCTTCAGCGTAACAGAGCCGGGGGCGGTAAACCGTTAAGAAGAGTGCCCATTACACTGCCATGGCAGTGTAAACTAATATAGGGAGTCCGAACCGCTGTGCCGAACTGTAACGGCTCAGGAAACAATAAACACAGTGACAGGGATGACAACTCACTATAGGGCGACTTGGGAAAGCGTAGCTATAGAATATATGCACCGTTCGTCTATCGGTTAGGACACTAGGTTTTCATCCTGGTAAGAGGGGTTCGACTCCCCTACGGTGCTCCAAGTTTTTATGCGGGGTTCGTATAGTGGTAATACCTTAGCCTTCCAAGCTAAAGCGAGGAGTTCGATTCTCCTACCCCGCTCCAGTTTTATAGTTTAGTTTAGTGTTGCGTGATAATTAAAAAGTAATGCCCATTTAGCACAGTGGTAGTGCAATCGCCTTGTAAGCGATAGGTCGGGAGTTCGAATCTCTCAATGGGCACCACAATATTTGCCCTGGTGGTGGAATGGTAGACACGTTGGTCTTAGAAGCCAATGTCGCAAGGCGTGGGAGTTCGAGTCTCCCCTGGGGCACCATAGCTTTAGACTAGGAGAGGCATGAGATATAGTGTTTCACAAACATCTTATAGTTCGCGCAGAAGTGAACAACCCGCTAATTTGTGCGGAGACAGTTAGTAAAGTTTGGATGCCAAACTTGATAGAAAAAATTGGTATGAAGACCCTAATGGGTCCTTATGCTGTGTATTGCGATGTGGTAGGTAACCGAGGGTTAACCGCTGTCACTATTATAGAGACAAGTCACATCGCAATGCATATCTGGGATGAACAGAGCCCAGCAATGATGCAGTTAGATGTTTACACATGTGGGCCTTTAGATCCATATGATGTAGTTGAGGCTATCGCTGAGTTTGATCCAGTCAGCGTAGAAATGAAATACTTGGATCGAGAACACAACTTGGTAGAAATACCGCTACCAGGATAATAGTACCCTAACCCAACGGAGGAAAACATGGCGTACTGGGGTTATCATGCAATGTTCGATTGCGCGGCTTGTGATAAGGAATTAGTAACTAGCCGAGATAACGTTTATAACTTTATTAAGGAACTAGTTCCTGCTATTGATATGGTTGCATTTGGTGAGCCAATGATTGAACATTTTGCAGCCCATGCACCAGACAAGGCAGGTATTAGTTTTTGTCAAATGATTGAAACCAGCAACATCAGTGGACACTTGGTCGACTTAAACGGTGATGCTTATTTTGACATTTTCTCGTGCAAGCCAGTTGATATTGGTATTGCACAAGATACAATTGAAAAGTATTTTAAGCCTGCTAAGGTTCGTGTAAACTTTATTACAAGAAACGCAGGCTAGTAAGAATTCGGAGATTAGCGCAGTCTGGCTAGCGCATCTGGTTTGGGACCAGAGGGTCGCAGGTTCGAATCCTGCATCTCCGACCATTACAAGGAGCATATCATGCCAATGTACGAAACTACTGTTAGAACGCCACAGGGCGAAGAAAAGAAAAGAATCTATGCGGATACTCCGCAAGAGGCTAAGAAACTTTTTGAGCAACTGTACGGTGGTCCTAGAGCAGTTCCGTATATTCCAAAGATAGTTCCAAGCTAATTTAGTCTATTTTTTGGACTAAATAAAAACTGCTGCCTTAAAAAGCAGCAGAATGCGGGCGTAGCTCAGTTGGTAGAGCATTACCTTGCCAAGGTAAATGTCGAGAGTTCGAACCTCTTCGCCCGCTCCAAACGGAGGAAAAAAATGGCTAAACCATTTCTACTAATGTTTGGAGTTCTGTTAAGCGGATGTACGACAATTGGATATGCGAATCCGCCACCTAACAATACCACAATGGTAGCCAGTTGGTATAAACATGGAAGTAGAACTGCAAACGGAGAATCGTTTGATCCGCAAGGTATGACGGTTGCTCACAGGACACTGCCTTTTAATACTATTTTGAGAGTTTCTCATAAAGGTAAGAGTGTTGAGGTAAGAGTGAACGATAGAGGACCATTTATTAATGGTCGCGATATTGATCTCTCAGAAGGTGTGGCAAGGAAACTTGGGTGCGGCGGTGTTTGCACCGTCCAAGTTGAGCGGTTACATAGACGCTGAAAAAAATTTCTAAAATATCTAAAAAAGATGTTGACAAAGAAGTAAAAGCGTATATAATAAGGATATGATGTAGCAAACAAGTGTTGTTACAAACGTTCTTTAAAATAGTTAATTGGGCGGCATGACGTCCTTAGAATAAGTGAGGCAACTCACCCAAAGCAGGAATTCCTACATACCTGCGCTGTAGCAATACAGTTCATTCATGCAAGCCTAAGCTAGGAGGCAGGTGACAGCAATGTCGAACCGCTCCCCGTCCGTAGAAAGGCGGTATGCAGTAAGTTAGGCAGGTTGTGCGAAAGCATAGCACCAGAGCCATTCGGTGAGGTGTAAGTGGGTTGGCGCTCACGCAACTTGCAGCCAAACTAACGATTGCAAACGGCTAATAGGTAAGTGACTAGTCTAACCTAGCAGGGAAAGGCAAGTCACTAGTCTGAGAGTTGAAGGGTAACCGGAAACTTGAAAGACCGTTGAGTAGTCCGCAAGACAAAAGACAGTTGGTGTGTTGTATTCTGTATCTAACAAGATATGGAGCAACTGGGACAGCACATCAAAGTAGGTTCGCAAATAGCTCAGTGGTAGAGCAATTCCATTGATAAGGAATCGGCGAAGGTTCAAATCCTTCTTTGATATTACAAAAAGCGAAAGACTGTCCCGGTATGTTGTGAAAGGTGCTTAATACCTGACACGTAAGTGAATTAGGTTCACAGAAGCTCGCAAGGCAGAAGTGATTGTTCGGATAGAGAACGTAAGCGGTTAGCGCCGTTGAACAGCTCGCAAGGCTGGCGTAGGATAGATGGACGAATAGCAACATACGACGAGTGAAACGCCACACTCTAAAAAAGGCAGCACTGGAAGTTACTGGATGATCCGTAAGGACGCCGGTGGATAAAGGTAGAACGCGGCTCGCAAGGCTTGCGGTAATGACCAAAGACTTCCTCACTATGCTGTAATCTCAGGCTTAGTAAAAACGTAAGATGTTATACACATGACAATCAATTGTTAGTAAGTGAAAGTCACGTTTGCAAGTAGCTGGCCAGCCAAAGCAAATGTAAACAACGAGGGGCGCAATACCCTAGCACAAACATAGAAGCGTTGGGCAAGTAACTGTAATAACGTACCGAATCCCGCATGCTAATCCGGAAAAGGGTGAATGGTGCCAATAATGTGGTGGCACAAATAGGTTGTCAGCTGTATAACATTTTGACGCGGGGTAGAGAAGAGGTAACTCATTAGGCTCATAACCTAAAGATCGGCGGTTCGATTCCGTCCTCCGCAACCAATTTTAGAAGAGAAAGCAAAATTAGTGAATAGAGAAAAGATTCTATCAAAGACAAAGCAATGGGCTCCTAAGGTAGCCCTTTTTGCTGTTGTTGGAGTTACAGGCCTAGCAGCCATGTATGCATATAGAGCACTAAAGAACCTTAATTCAATTGATTTGTCTTTTAGGGAAAATCTCCCTGAAGACTTTAAGTAACAAAAGGAAGTGTGGCAGAGCCCGGTTTAATGCACCTGACTTGAAATCAGACGTAGGGGTGACCCTACCGTGAGTTCGAATCTCACCGCTTCCGCCAATAATAAGCAGGGACAATGATTACAGAAACAGTTACATGGGTCCATCACTGGAGCAACAGGACATTCAGTTTTAAGACTACACGCAGCCAAACTTTCAAGTTTAACGCAGGTGAGTTTGCTATGTGTGGTCTTAACATTGATGGTAAGAACGTATTGAGAGCATACAGCGTAGTCAGTCCTCCTTGGGCAGATGAATTAGAATTTCTAAGCATCAAGCTAACAGAAGGTGAGTTGACTAGCAAACTACAAAACATTAAAATTGGCGATGAAATCATTTTGACGGAAAAGCCCACAGGCACGTTGCGTAACGATGCATTGAAGAAGGGTGGCGATCTATGGTTGCTAGCAACAGGTACAGGTCTTGCACCCTTTATGAGTTTGATACGTGACGTTGAAACACTTGAAACATGGACAAAGATTAACATTGTACATAGTGTAAGAAATCGTAATGATTTAGCATACTACAATGAGTTGTCAAATAGTTTTGAAGGCACTGATTTAGAAGAACTGGTTAAGCCAATTCTTAATTACATACCTATCGTGACCGGCGAAGGTGGTAAAAGAATCACAGATCAACTAGATAACACCTTAACAATTAACTCCAATACTGATAAAATTATGTTGTGTGGTAATTTAGAGTTTAATCAACAAGTTGCTAAGTGGTGCAAAAGCAAGAACATGTTAGAAGGTTCATTACGTGAACCGGGAGACTATGTACTTGAACGAGCATTCGTAGAGAAATAACAAAGTAGTTGACAAAACAACTAATCGCTGTATAATAAACACATAAACAAGGAAAAAACAAAATGCAAATCACACTACGCAAGGCAAACGCTGTACAATTAGCAATCAACGAAATGATCAAGGGTCTTGATTTCCCAACATCAGTGCAGTTGAACGAGTATGAAGACTACAAGGCACAGATTGAATCTGTGCGTGGCCGCTTCACGGCTCATAATTCAACTCGCGAAAAGTTAATTGGTGCGTTGTTTGAAATTCGTCGTAGTGTGGCTCGTGCTAATGCAGAGCAGGGCATTAACGACATGTTGGCAGACGTAGCGATGCTAGAGAAGCAGATTCAGCATTATAACGGATTGTCTACTAAGACTGCTCGCCTCAGTGACAAGGTTATTGAAGGCAAGTTAGAGAAGGTGCGCAATTCTAAGGAAGAAAGCCGCTTGTACGGTCGTTACGATACAATTGACACAGGCATCTTCACTGATGCTGAAGTTGAAGAATTCAAACGAACTGTTGCCGATCTCAAACGTCGTAAGCAGAAGCTACAGGATACACTGCTTGAGCTTAATGTTCAAACAGAGTTGACACTGGACGATGAAACTGCTAACTTACTTGTAAGAGCAGACATTCTCTAAGAAACCCCGGTTTACACTTTGACGTTATCTAAAGTGGGTAATTAGCAAACCATAAACGCTACGGTGCATTGGATCAACCGCAAGGCTTCATTTCAGAAGCGACTTGAGAAATCACAAAGGCGGACTTCCACCGTCTAAATGGAAATGGAGCGGACAGGGTAACAACTCAGTTCAGGGCTAGTGGGGACTAGTAGCTGGACACTTTAAGTAATAGCACAGCTCGTGCTCCAATGTACACGGAGAACCTTGTTTGGATCGGAGCCCTGTGATCCTAGGAAACGACAACCATAGGTTGTCTACAACAGGCAGTGAAGAATAGTAAACTGTGCTATTTCTTAAAGTGAGTTTTGGTAGTTATGCGTTAATAGCGTAAACTACCCGGAAGTGAAGCTGAGATTAGGATGGACAACCGTGTTGTTACGGATGACTTCGGTCTTCCGAGGTTTAAACAACAACTAACGCTCAAGACACTTGAAAATGTCTCCGTGCTTGTATGCTCCAGTCTAAACGAACATTTGCACTTTGAACCTGGAAATATGCAAGTCTTCTGCAGATTGTTATTTGTAGATTGCTTGTGGGGTGGATACCTGAAGCCCCGATTGCACATTGTCCAGTTCATTACTTGCAGTTTCGCTTCTGTTTATATTGATAAGTACACTTAAGGAGAATACACACCAACACTGTAATTTGGTGGTAGAAAAAATTAAGTGTTTAAACATATTCCAGTAATTTGGGACAACTCTTATAAATCTTTAAATTATAAAAAAGAACAATTTAAAGATTTGTCACAATTAAATCAATGGTTAGATTTAGGATACGATAAGGAGAGTCTAACTATTGATACATATGATTATCCAAGTCCAATGCCTAGCTGGACTGATGATGTTCTGAAGAATTTTTCACACTTACATAACATAGGTTTAAGTTTTCATAGACTGCGTCCTGGACACTATCTTCCAGAACATTTAGATTTATATACTCTTTATAAATCTAAATTTTCTGTAAAACTAGAAAACATAGAAAGAATTGTTCTTTTTCTTGAAAACGGAAAAAGTGGTCAATATAATACAGTTGGATCAATTGTATACAATAATTGGACAGCAGGCTCTTATATTTGTTGGAAGGGATCTGAAAAGCATAGTGCAGTTAATATTAGCACAGAAAATAGACATGTATTAATTATAACTGGGCATCAGTGATGTACACAATAGATCAATTTGATAATCCTTTTGAGGCTATAAAAGAGTTTGAAAATCAAATATCTAAATATACTGGTGCGCCCTATGCTATTGCAACAGATTGCTGTACACATGCTCTAGAAATATCTTTTAGGCTTAATATTCCAAAGAATACTGTAAAAATACCTTGTAGAACCTATTTAAGTGTATTGATGACACTGCATAAGTTAAACATTGAATATGAATTAGATGACATAGACTGGAATGGTGGTTATCAAATTTTAGGAACTAATGTCTGGGATATGGCTAGATGCTTAGAAGAAAACATGTATTGTTCAGACTCTATACAGTGTTTAAGTTTTGGTAGAACTAAACCTCTTGAAATAGGTCGAGGCGGTATGATATTAACTGATAACAAAGATTTTGCACAGGCAGCAAGTAAAATGAGATACGATGGTAGAGACGTTTTTGCGTTTTCGCCATGGGTTGATCAAAAAGAATTTAATGTTGGATATCACTACTATATGAGACCAGAAGAAGCTGTAGAAGGTCTTAATAAATTAAATACTAAAACTTTTACAATACAAGATAAAAAATTTTACAATTATCCAGATTGTAGAAAAATTATAATTAGGCCTTGACATTATTAATTTCTATTATATAATAAAGGTATTAGTTTAAGTGGGCGGTTAGCTCAGTGGTAGAGCGTCTCGTTTACACCGAGAGGGTCGGGAGTTCGAAACTCTCACCGCCCACCAAAATTTAGGAGAGAGAGTATGACATTTTCAGAATGGGTTAAATCTGTACTGTTTTTATTCTGGATGCCTGTGCTCACGGGTGTACTCCTTCTTCTTTTCTTACTAGGAGAGTAGTATGTTAGAGTGTTTGATCTTAGGCGACAGTATTGCAGTTGGAACCCATAGTTTCCGTACTGAATGTGTTGCCTATGCAAAAGGCGGCTGGAATAGTTGGCAGTGGAATCGCGACTATTTGAACAAGGATTTGACAGCAGGCGTTGTCATTATAAGTCTAGGTTCAAATGATCACAAGGGTGTTAATACTAGAGCAGAACTGCTCAAGATGCGAGAGAGGGTACAAGGAAAACGAGTGTTTTGGATCCTCCCCGCAGGTAATCATCCAAAGAGTAACATAAGTATTCAAGAGATTCAAACGATTGTAAAAGAGGTTGCAAAAAAATACGGTGATGTTATATTAACTATTCCAGCACTACAAAAGGATGGCGTTCATCCTAGCTGGAGTGGTTATAAAGAACTAGCGAAACAAGCTCGCTAGGTGTGGCAAAAATACAACACTTTTTTTGCCACTTTTAAAAAGAAAAGACTTGACAGAGATAAATAACTGTACTATACTATGTATATAGTAACAAACTAAAAGACAAAGAAAGACCTAAAATGACTAAACAGATTTTTAAACACATGTTTTGCATTCGCTGGTATCAACCGGGCGGGGGTATTTCTTGATCTAAATTTTTAGAACCAAAGAAATTTCATAAACCCCCGGAATGTAAAATACTCCGGGGGTTTTCTTTTATACAGTGCAAATGGAAACGAGGTCCTATCAGCACTTTAAAAAATAAACGGGCGGACTAGGGGATCAAATCTACGGCGACAACGTAGAGAGTAAAATCCTAGCGTAGTAAAGCATTCTCTATCCGTAAGGAGACAAGTGGGTTCATCCATGTAGAGTGCTTTACTACACACTCTTCTTTCACCCCATGACGGTGTCAAAAAGCATAGCGGAGAGTGTTACAATTTATTGGGTGTTGCCCCCTCCAGCGGACTGTAAATCCGTCGGCATTGTTTCGGAGGGAAGTTGCCACGTGGAGCGTTACCATCAACACCCACCAATATATTGCCGCATAGCTCAGGGGTAGAGCACAGTGCTGATAACGCTGGGGTCGGTGGTTCGAAACCACCTGCGGCAACCAAACATATACCCTTGGTGTTAACGGCAGCATAACGGTCTCCAAAACCGCTGGTGGGAGTTCAAATCTCTCAGGGTATGCCATTTTATGTAGCGGTGTCGCCGAATGGTTAGGCTACAGTCTGCAAAACTGTTTTATGTGGGTTCGAGTCCCATCCGCTACTCCAAAATAACTGTTGACAACGGGCTAGAACCGTTGTATTGTACGAATAAGATTTAAGGACGCTTAACTCAGTTGGTAGAGTAACAGACTTTTAATCTGTGAGTCGTGGGTTCGAGCCCCACAGCGTCCACCAACTTTTTGAAGAAGGAAACAACGCAATGACGCTATCTGGCGTTATCATGGTAATGACACTGATCAGTTTCGATGGAACTGTATCTACAGGTGTAGTTGCATATAAGAATTACGGTGCATGTTATGCAAGTCTTAAGCATGACGTTGATAGAACTCGCTACCAATACGTTGATAGGATTTGTATGGATGATCCTAACACTATCAACAGTTTGGAAAGAGCAAGTGGTAAGATTCCATCCTGGGGTGGACTCAAGGATTGAATACTAATGTAGACGGCCGCCGTTGGCCCGTGGCGGACTACATCTAGAAGCACTAAGTCCTGTGGAATGCAGGGGTCCAGAACCGTCTCCAAAGCGGTGGGGCTAACGGGTCGCCAAATTTATTGGGTTGTCGTCTAATGGTAGGACACTGGATTTTGATTCCAGGTATCGTGGTTCGAGTCCATGCAGCCCAGCCAATTTTTAGCAGCATAGCATAATGGTAGTGCAACGGTCTCATACGCCGTGTTGTATAGGTTCAACTCCTATTGCTGCTACCAAACTTATTAAATGAACACACTATTGTAAGTCCCGCTTAAGATGCGTGTTAATAGGCATATAGTGTGTTCTTCTAATAGGTTTAAATGGACTGGTAACTCAGTAGGTAGAGTAGCTGACTCTTAATCAGACGGTCGTGGGTTCGATCCCCTCCCGGTCCACCAATAACGGCTCTTAACTCAATGGATTAGAGTGCCAGTCTTCGAAACTGGAGGTTGGGGGTTCGAGTCCCTCAGAGCCGGCCAAACAATGGTGTTCGTAGTGTAACGGTTTAGCACACTTGTCTGTGAAACAGGTAGAGCGAGTTCAACTCTCGTCGTTCACCCCAAAAATTTGCTACCTTAGCTCAGTTGGTAGAGCACCAGACTGAAAATCTGGGTGTGCCTGGTTCGATCCCAGGAGGTAGCACCACTTGACAAAATAAAAATTGATTGTATAATAAGATATGTATAAAGTAAATTGGAATGGTGCAAGCGGCACCGATAAATCGCTAGAATTTCCCGACTTAGATCTTGCTATGAAGTTTAGCAAGTCATTGGGCACGTTTGTTACGATCTCTGACGGTAAGATTGAGATCGTAGGTAAGTTTGGTGCTGACTCTGTTAAGGAAGGTGTCCTTCCAGATGGATCTGACTATAGCTGGTACAAACGAAGAACACCAACAGGAGTTTAACATGGATAAAATTTATATCAGTAGAAGGGAACTCGAAGAGATTCTTTCTGTAATGAACGAAAATAAAATAGACGACAGTGTTCAGTTGATTTACGATAACAGCAGTGGTATTGGATCCACATTGGATATTGAGTTTGGATTTACGCTTAATGATCGTCCTGTTGTTGTTCGTGTAAACATTACAGATTCAAGCGATTGGTGATAGTATGAATGAGATTCTACTGGTACTGCTTTTACTGTTTACGAAGCATTTTATCTTAGACTTTGTTCTTCAAACACAGTATCAACTACAGAATAAAGGAACCTACGGACATACTGGCGGAATACTTCACTCAGGACTGCACGGATTTGGTACTTGGTTGTGTTTGGTAATGTTTACACCTTTTGCTGTTTGGTTGGCCTTTGTTGATTTTGTTGTACATTATCACATAGACTGGGCTAAAGTGCATCTAAACAGAATTACAGGGTGGACAATTAGCCAAAATCAGTTCTGGTGGTTATTTGGGTTGGATCAATATCTACATGCAGTGACTTATCTAGCGTTGGTTTATTTTTCATTTAGGAGTTAATGATGCCGTGGATTCAAAATGTAGCACTAGTAGATATTCCTAAGGGACATCATATCCGTGTGGGCGAAAATTCAATGCTGATTCAAATTGTTGATCCAGATATGAACTTTCCAACACCCAAACATCAATTTAAGGAAACTCATCAATTCAAGTTCCTTGACATTGAAGCAAATGACTTTACCATTGACGAAGCATTTAGATGCAGCGATTCTCAGGCAGAACAACTTGTTCGCCTATTGCAACACGCTCTTGATAACCGTATGGATGTTGTAGTACACTGTCATGCAGGCATTTGTCGCAGTGGTGCAGTTGCAGAAGTTGGTGTTATGATGGGCTTTGATGATGCAGAAGCATTTCGCAGTCCAAATTTATTAGTCAAGCACAAGATGATGCGAGTTTTGGGTTGGACCTATGATGAACAGGAGCCACACACTATTAATGGTGTAGAGGTTCCAGAAGATTGGACTAATAATAACGAAAAGGTTTTTACCTTGGCTCATGCTCGTAGAGAGCGGAGAGAAAGAGAAGGAGACATCTAATGCCAAAGTGCTATCAATTAATTGGTGTTCCAGGCAGCGGCAAGAGCACTTGGATTTCTAACCAAGATTGGGCTAAGGACTGTGCTGTAGTTAGTACAGACAATCATGTTGAAGATTACGCACGAAGTGTTGGTAAAACCTATTCAGAAGTTTTTGTAGAGTATATGCCAACTGCTGTTGATCTAATGGCGCAGGCTGTTATAGAAGCTCGCGAACAGGGTAAGGATATCATCTGGGATCAAACCTCAGTTAATGTAAAAAGTCGTAAACGAAAGTTTAATATGCTTCCAAACTACGAGCACGTTGCTGTAGTGTTTAAGACTCCAGAACACAAAGAACTTATGCGTCGATTAATGAGTCGTCCAGGCAAAAACATTCCAGAGCATGTTATTGCCAGCATGATTGCCAGCTTCCAAATGCCAACAGAGACTGAAGGTTTCAAAGAAATTTGGAACGCTGAATAACTGTTGCATAAACGCCACACTTTCGCCCTGTTAATCTATTAGGTTGACAGGGCTTTTTTATGGCTATATAATACAAATAATAAGAGGGAAATATGACAACTTGGGTAACAAGCGACCTGCATTTCGGACATACAAACATTATGCGTTTCTGTCCACAGGCACGAGCAAGATTTCACAATGATGTAACTTACATGAATGAGCAAATGATTTCAGAATGGAATCAAACCATTGCTCCAGAAGATAAAGTTTACATCTTGGGCGACGTAGCATTTCTACCAGCTGACAAGGCTGTAAAAATTCTTCGTCGTTTGAATGGCGTAAAGATTTTAATTGAGGGTAACCACGATAGGAAGTTGTTGAACGATCCTGTGTTTCGCAGTTGTTTTTTGGAAGTGCATCCTTATCTGTGCATTACCTATGAAAAGACTAGGGTTGTGATGTTTCACTACCCAATTGCAGAATGGGATCAGATGCACAGAGGTGCTGTTCACTTACATGGACACTTGCACGGTGGTAAGAGTGGATTGGAAGAATATCGAGCTCGTGACATGGGCATGGACGCAACAGGGATGATTGCAGTTACTATGGAACGTGCGATTGCTGATGCAATGAGTGGTAAGGTTAAAGGTCATCACGACACTGTAATGTAAGGAGAGGGATATGACGATTGTAGAAAGAGCTAGAACGTTTGCAACCGCAGCTCATGCGGCTGTAGCACAATTACGCAAGTACACTGGTGAGCCCTACATCGTCCATCCTGCGGAGGTTGTGAGGATCGTTAGTGCTGTTCCTCACACTGATGAGATGTTGGCGGCGGCATGGTTACATGACGTTGTTGAAGACACTGGTGTTACGAACGAAGTAATCCGTGCTGAGTTTGGTGACGAAGTTGCTGAGTTAGTTGGATGGTTAACTGACGTTAGTCGTCCTGAGCAGGGTAACAGAGCTACTCGCAAGGCTATTGACAGAGCTCACTCTGCTATGGCACCAGCGGCTGCACAGACTGTTAAATTAGCTGACTTAATCTCTAACACTCGTAGTATCGTGGCACACGACGAAAAGTTTGCCAAGACCTACTTAGAGGAAAAGAGATTGTTGTTAGCTGTTATGACCAAAGGCGATGCTACGTTAATGGCAGAAGCTAGAAAGAATATTGGAGTTTAAAATGTTCAAAGACGAATTAAAGGACTATGTTGCTACTTCTGATTTAGTGAACATGAAAGACTGTGGCGACGGTATCTTTGTTCTAAAGTACAAGAAGAAGGTATTCTACGATAACCTGTGGAACGACTACATTGCAGAATGCCGTGGGAGTATCGTAGATGCCAACTTCAACTTAGTTGCATACCCTTTTACTAAGATCTATAACTACGGCATTGAAAAGCAAGCACCTGTGCTTGCAGACGACACTGAAGTTATAGCATATCGTAAAGTTAATGGCTTTATGGTTGCCTGTACTTGGTACAAGGACGATGTGTTAGTGAGCACTACTGGTAGTACTGACAGCGACTACGTGCGTATGGCAAAAGAAATGATGCTTACACACATGGACTGGACTGACTGGCAGTTGGCATTTAATGCTAGCGACATGCAGGGCGTTACTGTGATGTTTGAGTGTGTGCATCCAAACGATCCACACATCATTCCAGAAAAGCCAGGCATGTATGTACTAGGTATTCGTGAAAACTCTTGGCGTAGCCGCATCATGCATGGCCCAGGAACACTCGTACTACTGGCCTCAGCATTCAAGTGCTATGTTCCAGAAGTCTACAGAGTTAACCTAGGCGAACTAAAGGCTATGGCTAAAGAATGCCGTCACGAAGGATTTGTATTCTATACTCAAGATGGTGTAAGTGCCAAGATCAAATCACCCTACTACTTGACTTCAAAGTGGGTTGCTCGCAATCCTAGAACAGACAAGTTAGTGGACTTGAACAAGGACATCAAACACAATCTGGATGAAGAATACTATGCACTTGTGGATGCTATTCGTGCTAACATTGTAGCTTATACTGCCATGGACGAGCAAGCTCGTCTAGCATGGGTCCGTGAACAACTGGCTTAATGGAGATTAAGATGGAAAAACTTTACCGCATTACACCGTTAGAAAAAAAGAGTGTTGAATACTTTGTAGATGTTTTTGAACGTCTACCTGACGGTACTATCCGCGGCTTTGACGTTACAGAAGTGTGGCGTTGGGGACAGGCATTCAGAGAAGAAGACGAGCCAGTTTGGGAGTTTGAAACTGATCGTGTCCACTGTAATCCACAGGTAGGTTGGGGCTGTGAACTTGACGACCTTATCTCAGTTTATGTAAACTTCAGCGATGGCTTTACTGAAGAAGAAAAAGCCGATATTGAAGCTATACTTAGATATGAAAAAGAAGATGAGGACGGACGCTGTGGCACAGGCTGGATCTATGACGGTGAGCATAATTGGGAAGTTGAAGACGATCATGTAGCAATACTTGGTCCTGTAAAAATTGATCTAGTAGATGCTAACGGTTACGGAGATAGTGCTATTTTAGAAGAAAATGTAGCACCATATTCAAATGAGTAACGACTGGTTTAACATCCGTTTTGGTAGGAGACATTTTCAATTCTCTAGAAATTGGGAAATAACTTTCCGCGTCAATCCTTATTGGGTAGAAAATCCTCCTACTAAACAGTTTGAGATTTATACAATTTTTGGAGTACATCTATGAAAGACGAAAGCCATTTACTAGTAGCAGAGCAGAGCCTAATCTTTCGCCTTCGCAAGCGGGCAGAGATTAGGCGTCAAAATCAAGATCGCAAGTCAGTACAAGAAGGTCGCCCTGACAGGATATCTGATTTATTAGAAGAAGCTGCTAACGAAATTGAGAGATTACAAAATGAAAAGTTACAAAGACAGTGATATACTACAACGTATAGTCAATCTTGAAATTCCTGTAATGTTTTGGGAATTTCAAATCCCCCAATCGGTTTATCCTCGCAATCAGTTACACACTGAAATAGAAGACATTATTAGAACAACCGGAGACAAGCGAGGAAGAACTACTAATGTAAAAGCACTAATGACTGATTGGTTAATGACACAACATCAACCATTTAAAATTGTATGTGATCGAGTTGAAGAAGTAATTAAAGATTGGCACAAACAGCACACAGATCTAGATCTAAAAACTTTTATGACAACCTGTTGGGGATCAATCTATCAGAAGGGAGACTACAGTGAAATACATGCACATGTACCTGCACTGTATAGTTGGGTTTATTATGTCAAAGTAGACGAAAATTCTGCTCCTTTAGTTTTTCCAAATAAACCAGGGTTTACATATAAGCCTCGTGCTGGTTGGGGTATTATTTTTCCTGGTTGGTTAGTACATCAAGTTCCTGAACACACTGATGAAAATGAACGCATTATTGTAGTAGGTAATGTTGAAGGTACCGGAGCAATAGCATATCCTCAAAGAACATTTACTAACGTACAAGGTTAAAATGAGCAAAGTATCAAAAAGCCCTGATCGACATACTTTTCAAAAGGAAGGATATGTTAAACGTCAAGAAGAAACAGGTGAAGCTGTCAGTGAAGACTATCTAGATTTTTTTGAAAAGATGATCGATCATCACACCCACAAGTTTGACGATCCTAAAAGTCATGTTAACAACATGGAGTACGACCTCCTAACTACTGATTGGATTTTAGAGAAAGTTCGCTCTTCAGACACTTATGCACAGAACTTATATGCTGCCATGTGCAACAATGATTTTCAAAAGCTAGAAGTAATGCCCATTCTCAAAGAAGAGACTTGGAGTGCTAGTTGGCGTTACGCAGGAGGCATCATCGCTGACATGCAGGAAAAGGGTGACTATATTGATTGGTACTGCTCTGGCATAGGCGATGGACTAGGTAACGGTGACAGTGATGGCACTAAAAACTATGTGAGTGAGAGTGTAGTTACTGACGAAATACGAGCAGACCTAAAACGATTAGGTTGGATAGTAGTAGATTGGAAAAACGATGAGTGAGGAACTGTATCAATTCGTAGCCTGTGATTATTTTGCTACAGGTGAAGGCAGAACCATCTGCCTACTTATCACACGAGCATATCCAAAACAGGACGACTATGCTACGGAAAGCTATTTTGACGAAACAGGCTTTCATTTGGGTGAACTCAAAAACACTGCCAAATTTAGAGCCGCTAGAGAATTTGTAGAACATTTTGGAAGCTACTACGCACAGGGTGCTGATAATTTACCCAAAGAAGAATTTGTAGAAAAATTCGGTAGATTTATTTCTGAAGTGGTGTTAAAATTACTTAACAGTGAGGATCAGCCTGGCAACTTATCCTTTAGACAAGAATTCCATTTTAACTTTAGTTAGAGGACTACATGCGCACACAACCTGAATTTATTATTTCTGCTCTAGAAACTCATCCTAGCCGTATCAACAAAGAAGATATTCTTGCGTCTGCTATGGCAGAAGGACTGGATGAATTCTTTGAGGGTGTGCGCATGGCGCTGGATCCTCTCTACACTTTTGGAGTCAAACAGGTTCCAGAGGCTACAGTAGATGGACAAGGTCTTGTTTGGACTAATTTTAAAATGCTAGCAGAACAGCTCAATCGCAGAGAGCTTACAGGTCATGCGGCTAGAGATGCTATCAAACTCTGCATGGACACTGCTACCAAAAGTCAATGGAACGGCTTTTATCGTAGAATCCTAATCAAGGATCTGCGCTGTGGTGTTTCAGAAAAAACTGTAAACAAGGTAGCAGTGGACTATCCAAAATATGCTATCCCTGTATTTGAATGCCAGCTAGCACATGACAGTGCCAATCATGAAAAGAAGATGTCTGGCAAGAAACAGATTGAAGTTAAGTTGGACGGTGTTCGTGTACTAACTGTTGTGCGCAAAGACGGACGCATTGACATGTTCAGCCGCAACGGCAAGGAGTTTCATAACTTTGGACACATTGCAGATGAAATTCGTAAGGTAGTAAGCTACGATCCTCCAAGATATGATCTAGTATTGGACGGAGAAGTTATGAGTGCTTCGTTTCAGGATTTAATGAAACAGGTACATCGCAAGAGTGACGTAGCCGCCAGTGATGCTGTACTACATCTTTTTGATGTGATTCCTTTGGAAGACTTCCAAAAAGGTGTATGGAAAACGCCACAGAGTACTCGTAGCCTAATGGTACAGGCCTGGGTTCAAAAACATGTTGTTTTTCTGCCACACGTCCAAGCACTGGCTTGGGAAACAGTGGATCTAAGTACCCCCGAAGGAGAAAAACGCTTTGTAGAGCTGAATAAAGCGGCTGTAGACGGTGGTTATGAAGGGGTTATGATCAAGGATGTTAATGCACCCTATGAGTGCAAACGGAGCCATGCTTGGCTCAAAGCCAAACCATTTATAGAAGTAACATTAAGTATTACCTCTTTAGAAGAGGGAACTGGGCGCAACGAAGGCAAACTCGGAGCCTTTGTTTGCGATGGTGTTGATGACGGACGAGCTGTCCGTGTAAACGTTGGATCCGGTTTTAGTGATACCCAACGAGAAAGTTTTTGGGCTGAACATGTGGAACAGGATTCGATGGTTAATAAAATGGTTGAGGTTCGGGCTGATGCAATCACCCAAAACCAAGATGGCAGCTATTCGTTACGTTTCCCGAGGTTTATCCGTTTTAGAGGCTTTGAAGATGGCGAGAAAATTTGAAATTAGACGATCAATGAACAAGGACGTCGTTTATGGTGCCCTTATGGAGTTGAGTAGAAACAAACAGGTTTGGTACGAAAGCTCTACGGGCCCAGAATATAGTCATTTAACTGAAGAAGGCAAAGAAGCCATTGTTCACGTTATTGAAGAAATGTTCCGCGGCTTACAAACAATTAATAAATTGGAACTCAGAGAAGAATCCAAAAATCAAGTCATCGACGCACTCAAAGGCTGACATGAGTGTAGCTCAATATGGTTTCAATGACAGAGAAGATCTCAGCTACCTAGGACCTAAACGTACTAAGATGATATTGCATCGATTTGCTTTGGATTCAAATTTAAATAATTTTGGAGATAGATTTGATCACTATCATCATCTAACAGAATGGGCAACTTCGGACAAGGGTAAATGGTGTTGCGAAAATGCAACAGAAATGACATTGCACAAACAAATGGACGCAAGTTCACTAATGATGCATTACCTGATAACCGGAATGCTTACAGAAAAACAGCTTACATTTTTCACAATCAAATTCTCTTGACAATACTCTGTTTGGCTATATAATAAACATTGTAAGATAACTTCAGAGGGAAACAAATGGCTACTGCAACCAAAACTGCAATCAAGGCTCCGCGCAAGAAGAAAGTGCGATTGGCTCCTGCTATCAAACGCGGCAACAAAATTACTGGACCCAACTTTGAAGGCTGGGAAACTTGGAGCGGTGCAGAGTACCTAAAGTTCCAACGTAATGCTCGTGACTGGTATTATGAGAATTATAAGGTTGCTGATCTACTGCCTGACGTTTGGGCTTGGATGAAAGAAAACAATTATACCGCAGAACAGATCAAACACGCCAAAGCAGGTGATGTTTCCATTGTTGTTGCGATTAGCTGTAAACTACTGCGCACGGGCATGCCTGACTACAATAAAGCACACGATGATTACTGGCAGACATTGCCTGGTACTTCGGGTGTAGTCAAACCTTCTAGTGTCTGGATTAAAGCCCGATTGGAAGAGGCTATTGAAAAGGGCAAACTAGTTGTAGTTCAAGAAGCGATTGTAGAAAAAGCCAAAGCCAACGTATACGTTCCTACTATCCAAGAACGCATTTCAGAGCAAGCATCTAATGCTGCCGAAGCTATTGATGAATGGTTGGAAGGATTTATCACAGACAAAAAGAAGTTTAATCCAAAAGGGTTTGACTTTAAGTCGCATTTTGTTAGGACGGGCGTAACGCAGGCCCACGCTCGCAAGATTATGGGCTTTTACGAAGGAGAATTGGCTGAGTTCCGTGAACTACAGAACATGCCTACAGCCGCTCAGTTAAAGAAGATGGATCCAAAAGCTGTTGATCTTTTGGAGCAGCTCAAAGAAGGCTACAGCCATCTAACCAAGCAGGATGTGTCTAACTACATCACTGCGCTAGAAACGCTTGTAGACGCTTGTATGCTTATCGTAGACGCCAGCAAAGCAACACGTAAGACTCGCACACCTAAGCCCAAAAGTGCAGACAAGTTAATTTCCAAACTCAAGTACTGCAAAGTGGACAATAAGAACAGTTTGGCTTCAATCAATCCTGTGGAAATTGTGGGTGCAAGCGAACTTTGGGTGTTCAATATCAAAACACGCAAGTTGGGCAAGTATGTTGCGTCTAACATTGATCCAACTGGGCAGGCTCGTGCAGGCAGCGGTCTAAGTGTTAAAGGTGCTACAATTATTGGATTCAACGAAGAACTCAGTGTTCAAAAGACACTGCGCAAGCCTGAACTACAGCTCAAAGAGTTTAAGGCTGCTGGTAAGGTTGCTCTGCGCAAGTTCCTTGAAAATATCAATACGACAGACACCAAATTAAATGGTCGTATTAATGCAGATACAGTATTGCTAAAGGTCAACTAATCACTGATGCAGGTATTTGATAAATACTTGCATGAGCAATATTGACAGCGATCTACTTAATTTAAGACAGGGAATGGATGCTCTCTACAAAGCTGTAGAGAGCATCGCCACACGTCCGGTTCCTCAACCTGAAATAGCCAAAAGAAGCCTTACTGGCGATCATATCAACGGCGGCAGAATAATTAAATTTTCCAGCATTGGTATTAAAGACGATGCTACGCAACAGGTTGTTTTAATCAATGACAAAGGTTTACATACTGAAAACATAAATGTAAAGAATCTATTAACAGACACTAATGTTAGAGGTAATCTTTTTGTTCATGGCGAAATAACTGCTAAGAAATTACATGTTAATGAGATTACAGCAGACATACGAAACGAAAGAACAAGTCCTTTAGAATTTGTAGCAGAAGAAGGCAAAGGTGTATACGGCAAAGGTTTATTCTGGAGAACAGGCGCAGGAACAAAGCAGTTCATCTATCAAGCTAATCCAGATAGAATTTGGAGTTCGGAGTCTTTAGATCTACATCAAGAAGCTGCTTATCTAATAGGCACTATACCAGTACTAAGTGCTCGAGAACTAGGTCCTTCTGTAGCCAATTCAAGTTTAACCACTGTTGGCACACTACGCAATCTACGAACACAGGGCGATCTAAACATTGACGAATATTTAATTTATGAAAGTTCGTCACAGAGATTAGGTATCGGTACTGAATCGCCCAACGGTACTGTCAGCGTTGCGGGTATGGACGGCGAGTTTGTAATTGATGTAGAAACAATCAAAGGTACTCGCATTGGTAACTGGACTGCTAGCGACTTTGATATTATCACAGATAACACTGCTCGTATCTCTATCAGTGCTAGTGGACGCATTACGATTGGATCTAATGTTGAAACTGTAACCACAGTTCAGGGTAAGTTAGGTATCAATGTTAAAAATCCAGACTGCGATTTAGTTACAGCAGGACCCGTAAAATTCCAAGGCAAGAAGCAAGAAGTAGCTGAAGCTATTCCAACAAATGGTGCATACAAAGTTGGTGACATAGTTTGGAATTCAAAACCAAAACCAACAGGCTATGTTGGCTGGATCTGCACTAGAGACGGAACTCCTGGAGAATGGAAACCATTCGGTCAGATTGCTCCTTAAAGTCAGTACTTAAATCTTCCACAAACCCTCATAAATATTTTCCTGAGGGAGAAAATCAATGTTTAATTTTTTAAAAGGCACAACACAGCAAGTAAAGCTCTGGGCATTTTTCGCAGGCACATTACCTATAGTTGTACTATCACTTCTAAGTCTATCTTACTTTATAGGATGGGATAGTCTTTATCAGAAAGCATTAATCATAGGCAGCGGCACATTTTTCTTTGTAGCAGTTATCTGGTGGTGGTGGGCACTGTACAAGATTGCTGACCTAGCAATCATTATGAACAATACAACTGACAAGTTTGATTCAGTTCGTCAAGATCTTCAAGACATAAAGAAAGATTTAAAAAACTAAAGTAAATATGTCTATGTACGTAATAGGTAATGGCGAAAGCCGTAAGAACATAGACATAGATCAACTACAAGGTCCCAAGGTAGGTTGTAACGCTATTATGCGTGACTATCTTATGGACTATCTTGTCTGTGTAGATACTAGAATGATGGACGAAGCTATACGTCGTCGTGTATATGAAACCACTCTTGTATATACAAGAGACGTGTGGTTAGATCAATACAATTACAAAAATATGCGTAGAGTTCCAGACCTTCCCTATAAGGGAAAAGAACGATGGGATGATCCGTGGCATTGGGGCAGTGGCCCTTATGCTGTACTAATAGCAGCTACGTATGCTAAAGAAAGAGAAGTTAAGCTCATAGGATTTGACCTCTACGGCAATGACGGCAAGATTAACAATGTTTATAAAGACACAGACGGATACAAGGAAAGTAATCATAACCACATATCTCCTGTGTATTGGATGCATCAAATCAGTATGGTATTCCAATGCTTTCCAAAAATTCACTTCACCATTTATCAATCTAATAATTGGGTTCTACCTAACACGTGGGATGAAAGAAATATAACAGTTGACAATATTAATAATCTAGTATAAAATCATTGTATGATATTAGATTTGTTTCCAACTGCTATAGGTATTTACGATTTGTCAGAAATCGATTTAGAACCTATAGTTAATGATTTAAAAAATATTCCTATAAAAAATCATTCATTAGTTAGTAATGGTACCAGTAGTTGGCATACTGATTTTCCTAATAATTCTTATATCCTTAAAAGAGAATCACTAGCGTCACTACTGAGAAAGTTTAAAGATTGTTTAGATAACTACTGTATGACAACAGGGCTTCCTGAAGTAATTATAACCAACAGCTGGCATAACTATATGCCCACTGGTGGTAAAACCACAAGACACAGACACGAAAATAGTACAGTAAGTGGAGCATTTTATGTACAAGCAGAAAAAGGATCTTGTCCTTTTCTAGTCCATAGTCCGCTTCGCCCGTATAAAATGACACAGATCAACAATCAAGAAACACAATACAATTCTGAATTAGCAGCTATTGATAGTGTTACTGGACGATTAGTTTTGTTTCCAAGTTGGCTAGAACACGAAACAACTGAAAACAAATCTAATAATGAAAGAATAGTTATTAGTTTTAACACTACATTAAAAAGTATTTTAGACGAACTAGTTAAAGTGGACTAAGACGCTCATCCCACTCTAAATACTCTGCGTGTCATCAAACTTGCTACTTATAAAGGAGAGAAGAGATGGCAAAATATATTTCAACAAAAACTTACGGCAACGACCGAGGACTTTCATGCTGTTTTAGACAGTGGAGAAGTACACATAGTCACTGCTCACTACTACACGGATACTCAATTGGTATTAGGCTGGTGTTTGAATCAGAAACACTAGATGATCGTAATTGGGTTATGGACTTTGGTGGACTCAAAGCATTTAAAGAATGGAGCGAATGGCAATTTGATCATACTCTAATTATTGCAAATGATGATCCAGAACGCAATACATTTGTGGAACTGAACCGAATCCAAGGTGGTTTTAAAAACATGGGAATCATTGATTTACGTTTTGTTGAAGGCGTAGGCTGCGAAAAGTTTGCAGAACTAGCCTATCGCACAATGAACGAAATCCTTGAAGCATACAAGGAAGGTAGAGCATGGATTCACCCAGATGGAAGAACATTTGAAGCACGTTACCCTACTGGACAAGGTGTTCGACTTCGCTCTGCCGAAGTATTTGAACATGACGCTAACTCAGCCATATACGAAGGTTAATGAACTACGTCGTCTGTTTAAAATACGGTAACAAGTACTCTGCGGAATACGTTAATACGCTCTATTCTATGGTAGAGCGGAATCTAACGGTTCCGCATGAGTTTGTGTGCTATACAGAAGATCCTACGGGTATAGATCCGAATATAACAATTAAGCCTCTAACATTGATATCGAATGTACAGGGATGGTGGTACAAGCCAATGTTTTTTAATCCTGATCTAGGACTAAAAGGAACTATTTTATTTTTAGATCTAGATCTTATAGTTTTTAGAAACATTGATAATCTTTTTACATATGAACCTGGTAAGTTCTGTATCATTAGAGACTTTACTCGTTTTGTTATACGTGATTACAAAAAATTTAATTCTAGTGTGTTCAGATTAGAAACAGGACAGCACAGTCAGGTCTATACTCAATTTATAGAAAATCCTAAAAATATTGTTCGTAGATTTCACGGAGATCAAGATTGGATTTACTCAACTATTCAGAAAGATTTTGTATATTGGCCTGATGAATGGATACAAAGCTACAAATGGGAAATGCGTGGAAAGCCTCAGATGACAGTTGATATAACTGGCAGAAAGAACTTTCCTTCTCCCGGAGAGCCTATTGTTAAACCAACTACAAGTATCGCTGTATTTCACGGAGATCCAAATCCACACCTCTGTGTTGATAATTGGTGTAAAGAAAACTGGAAATAAAATGGCACAAACAAAAACCGTATCCTTTATAGATGCTTTTAGTATTCCGCTGGGCATTTTTGATATGAGCGATTTACCTGAAATAGAAATCGCTAGAAATATAATTAGTGAATACAAAACAGTAGAGCATGCGCTAGTTCCGGGGGGAAAAAGTTCTTGGGGAGTAGACTGGGGCAGCATTCTACACAATCCTAAACTTACAACTCTCAAAGAACGTGTTGATGAAGCTGTTGCTGCTTATGCTGAACATTTGGGTCTAGCAGAAGTTATTCTTTCAAACAGTTGGTTTAATATTATGACATGCGAGAGTGAAGTAGTACCGCATAGACACGAAAGATCAACTATTAGTGGTGCTCTTTATGTTGACTGCGGTGAAGGAGCGTCAAATCTTTTTTTTACAAATCCAACGATGATTTATAGAATGGCTGAAGAAACTAAAAATCACAACACAGTATATACTTCGCCAGCAGCGGCAGTGCAGCCTTTAAATGGAAGATGTGTGCTTTTTCCTAGTTGGTTAGAGCACGGAGCCGAATCAAATGATTATGAAGGTAGGACTGTAATCAGTTTTAATTATATCAATTTAAGCAATACAAAATATTCTGTTTGACATCTTAACAATTAGGCACTATAATAATATTATGACTAAACGTATTGGCTTTGCTTGCAAATATATGCACCCGGATCAAACCCAGAAGAAGAAGCTTCTGGAAGAAATCCAACGTCCACTAAATACTCGTGCAACCACAGTACAGTGGCTTAACAGGCAGACAAAGGATGTTGCTGAACAGCGCCTTTGGGATATTATGGAGCATAATATTGCTTCATATGGGAGACTTGTAGAATATGTTGGTTCTTTACCGCAAGAGCTTAGAATGGTTAGATTGGGTAGCGATTGTTTGCCTGTCTACACTGAGCCAACATGGGGGTACTATTGGCGACTGGGAGATGTTAAAAGCTACTGTGAAAGAGAGTTTGCCAAGGTGGGTGAGGCTGCTCGTAGGCTTGATGTTCGTCTCAGTTTTCATCCTGGGCAGTTTACAGTTCTTGCATCTGACAGTGACGAAATTGTAAGCAGAAGCATAGAGGAGTTTGAGTATCATGCAGATATGGCCCGTTGGATGGGGTATGGTAAATCGTTTCAGGACTTTAAAATCAACGTCCACATCGCGGGTCGCAGAGGTCCCGACGGCATCAAAGCAGTTCTCCCAAGGTTATCCACAGAAGCAAGAAACTGCATCACAATCGAAAACGACGAAATGTCCTGGGGAATCGACGCCTCTCTCGAATTATCAAAGCATCTCGCTTTGGTGCTAGATATACATCACCATTGGATCAACTCTGGAGAATATATTGAAGCTACTGACGACCGTTTTAAAAGGATTATTGATAGCTGGCGCGGTGTTAGGCCTGTTATACATTATAGTGTATCACGGGAAGACTGTCTTATCGACCATCCCAGACACATCCGCCCCGATCTTCGGACGCTATTAGAAAGTGGCTACAAAAAAGCTAAACTTAGAGCACACAGCGACTACATGTGGAACGATGCAGTAAATGACTGGGCGTTAACATTCCGTGAATATGCAGACATTATGGTCGAAAGCAAGATGAAGAATCTTGCTACTAGTGAGCTCTATAACTACTACACTGGTAAATAATATACGGAGAGAATAAAAATGAGCTTTTTAACACAAATGTATGGTAGAAAACAAGTTCCTGCTATTGAAAAAAGCAGTGACAAGAATCCTAACAGGGTTACAGGCGGTTTAAGAGCCCAAGGTGTAGATCATTTTACTATGTTAGGCGAAGACGGTCTTGAACGCCAAATACCTACACAGAAATACGTGCAGAGTTTGGAAGAGCAGTTACGCAAACAAAGAGCAGTTACTGATGTGCTAGAGCGTAAACTTACACGACTACAAACCAGTGTTGATGTTCTACAGAATTCTGTAAGACGCCCAAATAATTAAAATTACAGTTTACTAATAGGCAGGTCTGAGGATGCACTTAAATCCCAGACCTGTTTTCTTTCCACGCCTTTCATCTGACCGTAACGTTTCGCATCACAGCTAGAGCAGACGTGAAAATAATTATTGCTTAGGCGATTGGGATCCATTGATCCTCGTTCTCTCACAAATTCACTATCGCAAGCATCACAACGTAATCGCACAAAGGTCTTGTGTCGATAATATTCGTGTTTCAGGCCAGACTTAGATTGTCTTTCGTGCCGCGTTTTTTCTTTGTATTCTCCTAAGAACATAACTATATTTACATTAAGATTATAAAATCTTACGCTAAATAGTATCATAGAGAGGTAAACACATGTCTATTTGCACACTAACAGAAGCAGCACAAGACCAAATCAACGATTTATGCAAGCAGAATGACTGCTTTGCTATCAGTCTAAACATCAAAGGTGGTGGTTGTGCCGGGTTTGAGTATGACTGGGGACTTGTAAAATCTAAAGAAGATATTGATACACAAGATGAAATCATTAGCGCAGGCCAAGGAAATTTAGTAATAGGTATGCATAGTTTGATTTACTTATTTGGTACACAAATAGATTATGTTAAGAGTCTTGTTGGATCGCAGTTTGAAATTAACAATCCTAACACAAGAAGTAGTTGCGGTTGTGGTGTAAGCGTTAATTTTGACGACAGAATACATTCACACTTTATGGAATAACGGAGCATTAGATGGCAAAACAAAATGTTAATATTGGTGTAGAAGGCAACGACGGCACTGGTGATAGTATACGAGAATCGTTTCGTAAAGTTAATGAAAACTTTACAGAACTGTATGCTGTGTTTGGTATCGGCGGACAGATATCCTTAACCGACCTAACAGACACTCCGGATTCGTATGAAGGACAAGAAAATAAGGTTCCTGCTGTCAAAGGTGATGGATCGGGAATTGCATTCCTAGAGCTTGCTTCCGATAATGCATTTGACGGATCTATTGATACTATTGGATTTGATTTTAGTGTAGATGGAAAACTAATAGTTAGACAGCTAGTTTCAAAGGTATCAAACGACCCAGAACCAGTTCTAGGCGGTCCACTTAATGCTGCTACACAACCAATTGCTAATGTTGAAATTTCTCAAGCTGCAATTGATACTTTTAACTCTGTTTATGGTACTGATCTAGGTATCGATGCCCTAGTAATTGACAAAGCATACGGTGACAGAAACTATCAACAGAAAGAAGTGCCAGGTGGCGGTATACGTCTGCTAGACGAACCAGCTACTACAAGTCAATATATTAAGACAGCGACAGGGATCAGCCTCGGTAATCTAAACATTCCTTCTCACGGTCTCAATCAATCATTTAACGGTGCTCCGTTTATTTTCCGTTCTACAGGCACTGATCCATTTGGAGTAACTACAGGCGGAACTGTATACGTAAGAGTACAATCTGAAAACTTAATTTCTCTACATCCTACAGAAGCTGATGCTATTGAAGGTACATCACGAATACTTCTTAGTGGGGGTTCAGGTACTTTCTCTATTACTGATTCAGCTTATGACGAAGATCTAGAAGGTAATTGGTTATCAAACATAGCACTGCCTAGAAAATCTGTTGTACGTAGACAGGGTGATAGCATGGAAGGTGTTCTGCATCTAAGTGATCATCCAGGTGAACTATCAGGTTTTGGATTACCAAACGGTCCAGATGATCTACAGGCAGCTACAAAGCTATATGTTGACAATGCTGCTGCAACCAGCGTAGTTAATATCTATGTTGCTACTAACGGTGATGACAGACAAACAAATACTCCTGTAGGTAAAGAAGGTAGAAATCCTGCATACGCATATAGAACACTAAATGCTGCTGCTCGTAAAGCAGAAGAAGTAATTCTTTCAGCACCATATGAACCTGGTCCATACATGCAGACTATGACCTACAACAATGGGTCAGGTACAGGACGTATTGTAAGCTCAGGCGTTACATCACCTATTGCTGGTAGAAATAATGCAAGAACCCTTATTCTACAAAACAAAGAATTTCTGCAAAAAGAAGTTACAGGGTATATTGATGCAACATTTCCTAATTTTGCAGGTAACTATGATGTAGAAATTTGTCAACGAGATGTTGGTTATATATTAGAATCAGTATCACTTGATGTTTTGTTAGGTAATAATGCTAACTATCTTTCAAGATGGGCTGGTATAAGATATTATTCTAATCCTAGTGCGCAGAAAGCTATTGGCAGTCAAAGAACTGAAACTCTTGCTGCGATGGAATATCTAAGAAACTTAGTTGTTAATTATATTATTAAGAACTTAAATGTACCTACACTATATCAAAATAGAGTAATACAATTTCAAGATAATCTGATTATCGCAGATGCTGCTGCCGATGATGCACTAGATGCAAAGTTCCAAGTTATTATCGATGTTATCAATGACGGAGTTTTAGATGCTCCTCCTGTAGTTGACGGTTCAACAAATTATAAGATAAATGTTGGCAATGGTAACTTTGGTTTCATTGATCAAGCTAACCCTGAAAATACTGATATTATTCCAGGTAAAGTTGTAAGAGGAAAAAGCTCAGGTGCTATTGGACGTATTATTGATTACAAATACGAATCAGGACCTAGAGCAGTTAGTGTAACTGAAACAGACGAAATAGAAGTACAACTTTTAGAACCAACAGAATTCCAAGAAGGTGAAGAGTTAGAGTACGGAAATATTGTAAGAGAAACACAGATTACAATACAGGTTGAAAGCGGTATTTACTACGAAGATTATCCTATACGTGTACCAGCTAACGTTTCTATTAACGGTGATGAATTCAGACGTGTATTGATTCGTCCAAAAAATAGAGTATCTCAGTCAAGATACGCAACTACTTTCTTTTATAGAGACAGAGAGTTTGACGGACTAGTACTAGGTAAATCTTCAATTGAGACAATAGAATCAAATACACTCCCAGATACTAATCGTCCTCAGGGCACGTATACAATAACATCTGATGAGTATTCTACTAATGGATACGGATTAGATGCAGAATTTGAAATTACTATTGACCCTAATGGTATTACTACAGATATCACTGTTGTAAATCCTGGTCGAAGCTGGAGAGTAGGCGACTTAATCACAGTACCTGACAGCGATTTAGGAAATGGTGGCGCTGAAGATTTAATCATTGAAGTTACAAAAGTACCTAATGGTGTTGAATACGTAAACCCACTTACTGGATCAGTTGACGGATACTTTGGTTATCACTATCTAAGAGATCCTAGCAGTCTAAAGAATATCGGTGCTGGTTACAGAAACATAGGTAATTGGGAAACTGCTGCTCTAACATTAATTGATAACAAAGAATTTATTCAAGAACAAGTAGTAGAATTTATCAACGCAACTTATCCTGCGATGGTAGGTAATTACAGTGAAACAAAGAGCAAGAGAGATACCGGCTATATTGTTGATGCTTTAGTAAAAGATTTACGCAATGGCGGTAATGAATTTTCTTTAGAAACACAGGGAGAGTTCTACAGCGGCTCGCTTGGCAGTATCAACCAAGAAGGTTGTATTGCAGGTATGGATTATGTTTATACAATAGCTTCTTACTTACTTGACGGTGTTGCACCTTCAACAATATACGGTGTAGGACTAGATTATCCAGCACCTGATCTATTCAATGGAAGTGCTGATCCTGCAGATTGGGCCAGCGGAGAACTATATCGTGTAGGAAATGTTGTTAGATTTTTTGTAGGTGGAATATATCGTTATTATCAATGTAAATTAGAACATACATCAGGTATTGTATTTAATGCTCCTGAAATTGCTGCTCGTTGGGTAGAAGTTTACGGACCAGCACAAACTGTTGAAAACTTAATTGGTACGATTACATTCGCATTTAATACTGAATACAATCCTCCTTTACACAACAAGGATATGGATGTGTTCTTGATGAATGACGCAACTATTATCCGTAACTGTACAGTACAAGGTCACGGTGGATTTATGGTTGTTCTTGATCCAGAAGGTCAAGTACTAACAAAGTCTCCTTACATACAAACAGGTTCATCGTTCTCGGCTAGTGTGAACAGAAAGTCATTCCGCGGTGGTATGTTTATTGATGCGTTCACCGGCAATAGTGCTATACAGGTTATCGAGCGAGTTGACGGAGATCCGTTTAGACTAAGAATTAGAAGTTTGCCTGATCAAGGCTTGTTTATTCGTAAGCCAGAAACTCCAAGTGCGTTCTATATTGACGGTAGACGTTTCCAGGTTAATGCTTGTACACAGTACGATCCAGACTTTGGTACTGCTGAGCTTATCCTTGATAGAAACTCAAACGATGGATTAGGATTTACTGGTATTACTAGTAGTTTAATTACCGGTTTCAATCTAAATGCTATTGGCGATCTAGAGATTGATGAAGAACAATTTGCTACCGACATTCAAAATATTGTAGACGGTGTAAGTTATGATACAGTATTAGGAACTAACTATAACGCAGTTTCTATAGCATTGAATTATATAGTAGCACACAGCACCGAACTAGCTGACACAGCTATTAAAACTGCTGTCATTGATGCTCTTGGTGTAGGTAAAGACGAAGTTCTTGATCTAGCTGAAGTAATAGCTGACCCAATAGCATCTGCTAATGCAGGTGCCGCCTTTGATGAAATCATTGACATTATAACAAATGGCGAAGGTTCCGCTGCACCTATAGCTTGGACAGATCCCGGTACAAGCGTTAACAGAACTAGAGCAAGACAGTTACTTCAATCTAATAGAACATTTATAGGTTCTACTATTGTATCTTGGATTAACTCTAACTTTGTGGGAGTTACATATGATCAAGTAGCATTTGCTGGACTGGTAAGAAGTATAGTCGATGCACTTAGCTACGATGTACAATACGAAGGAAACTCTGCAACTCTATCTTCAGCAGGTTACTTATTTGTAGACGGTGTAAGCACTATTGCTACTCCATTTAAGAGTATTGCAGCGGCTGCTATAGCACAGTTAGGTTATGTTGCAGGTCAAGTAGCTCAAAATTTGTATCCAGGTCAGACATCAGGTACAGCAGCATCTGCCACAGAAGCAGCAATTTTAGACGATCTTGCAGCAATCATCGAGCTGGTAATTTCTTCTGATACATTAACTGCGCTTCCTGCACCAACACATCCAGACATCTCGTGGACAACCTCAACCCTACAAGATGCTAAAGATGCAATCGATGCTAATACTGCTTTGATTGTAAGACAAGTTGTACAGGATCTACCTACTCCATTAGATGTTACTCTACAGACTGCTGGTAATAGATCCATGCTAGGTAACGACTTTACACAAGTTAATGACCTTGGTTATGGTCTAGTAGTTGTGAACGGTGCTCTATCAGAAATGGTGTCAATGTTTACCTACTACTGCTGGACATCATACTATGCTAAGAATGGTTCAGAGATTCGCTCACTGACAGGTTCAAGCTGTTACGGTGAATACGGGCTAGTAGCTGAAGGTTCAGACCCAAATGAAATTCCAGATGCTGTGTATCTTGTTCAAGATATGGTTCAGCCTGCTAGAACATTTAATGCCGACGTTGTATTATACTTAACAGATCCTGTGGAGTTAACTGAAGGAGAAGAAATTGAACAGCTAGTAACTACTGCAATAGGTACTGTTGCGGTTGACACAAGCCTATCAGGTAGTGGTGGTACAGGTTCTAGAGTGGTTTATCTAAGAAACGTAACAGGAGCATTTAATTCTACTAACGAATTACAGAAAGTTGTTGGTTCAGTACCACTAGGAGCAGGCAGTGTTCCTCTAGATGTAGATTCAACAGGATATTCTAATGCTGTTGAACAGTTGTATCTGCATGCATACGACTTTAAAGATACTCCAAGCAATAGATCAGAGCTTGATATCTATCATCCAGCTAGACCAGCACTTGCTAGATATGAAATTGCAAACGTTCAAGAAGCTGGTCCGGTTGTTGGTTCATATACAGGTATAAATGACATCATACCTGCTGTAACAGTTCAGTCGTCTGGTACAGCAACAGGTGCAATTTTAACCCTATTCAAAACAATAGAATACGGTTATACAGCAGAAATTATAAATCCAGGAGAAGATTATAGCGTAAATGATACTCTTACAGTAGATGGAGATCAATTAGGTGGTATAACTGGTGGAGTAGGTGTTGGCAACGATGCTATAATTACTGTTACTTCAGTAAGTTCAGCAGGTCAAATTACAGGTGTAAGTGTAACAGGTGATATATTTGTTGAAGAATCAACACCTAAGTATAACGGTACTGTATATAAATTAAACTTCTCAACATCAGATGTTCAGTTTAGCACCAACGGTCTACTCAATGCTGTGCCTTGGGGAGTTCTATTTAATTATAGAAGAAATCAAACTCACATTCTTGGTGATCTAGCAAGACCAGATGTACTGTCTATTAGACCTTCAACAGCGGTTATATTTGATGAAGATACTAGTGCTGTTTATAGATCAATTAGCTTCATTTCATCAGACAGTATAGGAAATGATTTACCAGCAGATCAATCGCAGGCAGGCTTTGATGCCAGTTATGATTATATACGATTAATTATTGATTCAGAAAAAGCAGCAGAAACAGCATTAGCAGGCAGTGGTACTACTAAAGGTGGTACTGTGGGTGACGTAATCCTTGCGCTAACACCCACAGTTGATTCTAATGAAATATTTAGACTTAATAATAACCTAAAAACTCCTGAAGCAAATAGACCTATAGGATGGTCAATTAACAGTCTAGCTAGAGCGCCTATACTGTCTTGGGGCGGTAAAAAGTTCTATGTTTATAACTATAGAGGAGTAAACAGCAGTGATGTAGTTGTACCTATTTCTGAGGACAATGCTTACGCCATAGTTGATCTAGAAGAAACAGGTGATGACATCAATCAAACTCCTGTTACAGGACTTTCAACTCCAGTAATTTTAGGATCACAATTAGTTATTTTAAGAGCAGGCCTAGAAGCTGGTTCAACTGGATCTGTTACTGTTAATATTTCAACTTGTCGTGCTACGTCACATGATTTCTTAGACGTTGGTACAGGTGGATTTAACCAGAGTAACTATCCAAACGTTATTTTTGGTCTACCGCGTGAAGCCGATCAAGCTAAAGAAGTTGAAGAACGAGGCAAGGGTCGTGTATTCTATGTAAGTACTGACCAGAACGGTATTTTCCGCGTAGGTAGATTCTTTGCAGTAGACCAAGGTACTGGTACAGTTACATTCAGTGCATCACTAGCACTGTCAGATGTTGACGGACTAGGGTTTAAACGTGGTGTTGTTATTACTGAATTCTCAACAGACACTGCAATGACTGATAATGCATCAGATACCGTACCAACAGAAAGTGCTGTGCGTGGATATGTTAATAGACGCTTAGGTTATGATGTTAACGGAAATCCTGTTGCAAACAAACTAGGTCCTGGTGTACTTGCACCAAACGGTGCTGTACCGATGACTGATGATCTAAATGCAGCTGGTAACACTATTACTAACCTAAAAGCTCCTGCATCAAACTCTGACGCAGCAACTAAAGCATACGTTGATGCTACGGGTTCTACAGTTAATGCTACATCGAAGCTAAGAGACATTGAGATTAATCAGTTGGCAGGAAACCAACTGTTAGTTTCAACAGGATACAAGAAAATATTTTTACTTGCATCGACCATAGTTGGTGGTCCTTTCAGTATAGGACAAACAATAAATGGCAGCGTAACAGGTTCAACAGGAACTATTGTTGATACATTTAGTGTATCAGGCTTTGAAGGAACACTGTTAGCTCTAGTATATACACCAACAAGTGGACCTGGATTCTCTATATCAGACTTTGTAACTGTAGTAGGTGGTGCAGAAGGTGAATGTGTAGACGGTCCAGTAGACGAATGGGCCAACGGTGTATGGAGTGGTTCGAGTGACATCGAACTAACAGCAACTAGAGTTTTATCACCTAGTAGATATACTTCACTAAATGCACAGATCAAAGCAGGAACTATTGTTAACGCAGATGTAAGCGGAAGTGCAGCTATTGCGCAGAGTAAATTGAATCTTAACTCTGCAACAACTAGAGCCAATGCTACTGGTATTACACAGAACGATCTAGGTAGTGCAGCATTTGACAGTGCAAACTTTGATGCAACTAATGGATTTATATCTCTAAAGAGTACAGGTGTAACACTAGCTTCTATACAGAATATTGCAACAAAAACTGTTGTAGGTAGAAGTGACACTGGCACAGGAGCTGTAAGCGAAATATCATTTAGCACTATTGTTAATCAAGGCGGCGGCCTCGAAGACAACGACTTTACAACAGAACTAGCAGCAGGTGTTGATGCAGGTCTAGCATTAATTAAAACAGGCGCAGGTGTTTATGGAGTTTCTAATGTAACAAAAACAGGTGAAATTAACTCTATAGTTAAAACTAACTTTAATGGTAGTATACAGGTCAACTCACTGATACTAGGTGGTGACTCAAGTTACGAAGTTCTAGCACTTGATACTACTGAGCTAGTATTTAAAACACCAGCTCAGGGTGTAATTCTAACAGCAGTTGGCGGTAGTGGTGGTGCATCACCTACCTATCCAGACTTAGAAATACCAGGTAACGTTAATATCAGCAGCACAGGTATTAGTCAAAGTGTGCTACAGGCTGCTTCAAACTTTAACAATGAAAAACGTCTCGGAGTAGATTGGATCTATGCATCATTCATTGAAGCTCCTGGTGAAAGAGGAACTGCGTCAACGGGTATTGCTATTGGTGCTAACACAGGTAAGTCTACAGCTGGACAGATCAGTATGGTTGTAGCTGACAGTGGTACAAGTTCTAGCGTTGTACCAATGAAGTTTAGTTCAACAGGTGCTGTTCCTGAAACTGATAATATCTATAACATAGGTAGTGCTACACTAAAGTATGCTAATATCTACGCAACACTATTCAGAGGTACAGCAACTGAATCGTACTACGCTGACTTGGCAGAAAATTACTTAGGTGATATTGATTATGAACCTGGCACAGTACTGGTATTTGGTGGCAATGCAGAAGTTACCACTACAGATATCAAAGGTGATAGACGAGTAGCAGGTGTTGTATCTACGAATCCTGCACACCTAATGAACAGTCAATTAGACGGAAATCACGTAGTTGCATTGGCATTACAGGGTCGTGTGCCCTGCAAAGTTATTGGTCGTGTAAACAAAGGTGACATTTTAGTTGCTGCTGCTATACCAGGCTATGCTATTGTAGACAATGATGCAAGAGTTGGTACTGTGATTGGTAAGGCTCTTGAAAATAAAGAGTCAACTGACAAAGGTACAATTGAAATTGTTGTGGGTAAACATTAATGAAACAAAGTCAAATAGATAAATTAGTCAAAAGCGGGAAAGCCCAGGCTGTGGTGAGTAGAGATTCTCAACCTAGAAAAGTTTTAGTGTCCTCTACAAGAATAAGAGTAGCGTTTTTAAAGGGTAATCAGAATGGCAAAACAAACAATTAATATTGGAACCAGTGCTAACAAAGGCGACGGTGATCCTTTAAGAACTGCGTTTACAAAGATAAACTTAAATTTTTCTGAGCTATATGAGAACATAGGAGGCGGAACAGATACTACCTATATTGCTCCTAATGAAACAGAAACTGTTTTTACAACTATAAACAACGATGTAATTACAGGTAAATTTATTCTTCAGATAATTGCACAGGATCAAACAGTGCAAAGCTGTGAAGTAATAGCAATTAAAAAATTAGATGATACTAATGCTTATGCAAGTGTATTTGGGGTAATTTATACTTCACTAGCACCTATTGCAACTGTAAATGCTATAGTAGATACAGACAGTAAATTAGCAGTCACCGTGGAAAGTCTTGGCCTAGGTCTAAGTGTGAGTGCGCAATCTATACAACAGATTGTACGCTGGGAAGACTAATAAACTATTCGATAAATATGTATATGGGAAGCAAAGATGGCAAATAGATATCCATTAATTATAGACGTTAGCGATGGCAATAAGATAAAAGAATTGCCAGCAGATGATAACCTTTATCTACGAAATAATAGTATAGAGGATGTGCAGGATATTAATGCCCTCGGAACTATTAATGCTGCTGCTATTACTATTGCAGGCAACCCCCTGGTTGCACAAAGTTTTACTGATTTAACTGATGTACCTAACACGTTTTTTCAACAGGGCGGAAAATTTGTAAAGGTAAGAGCTAACGAAACTGGTCTTGAATTTGCTGATCTAGCTAATTTAGGAAATGTTACCGTACAAAACATTTCAGTAAACAGCGGAAGTATTTTTCCTACAGTAGACTTACAAAATCAAGTTGGTAAATCAGACAAGCGTTTTTGGAAAATGCATGCAGAAAGTTTCTTAGGAAGTCTAAGAGGGTTTGATGGAACACTAGTCTTTGATGCTGCTACTAATAGAATACCATATGCAGCCATATTTGGTGCTCCTACTGCACTGTCAGAATTAACAAATGATACAGGTTTTTTAGACACAGAAGGTGTCAACGAAGCTATAGGCGAAGCACTTTCAGCTGGTAGTTTTAATGTTGATATAGTTGGTAGTATATTTGGTGATGATAGTACACTGTTAGTTGACGGTGTAAATTCTGTATTAAAAACCTATACATTAGAACAAGTTGGTGCTACAGATGGTCAGGCGTTGGTATGGAGTGATTCTAACCAGCGTTGGGAGCCAGGCGCAGCAGCGGGTGGTGGCGTAGATTTAACAGCCTTTAGTGTAGCTGCTGAACCTACAGCATCAGGAAACGGATCTTTAAGCTACAACAATCTATCTGGTGTTTTTACTTATACTCCGCCCGACCTTACAAATTTTGGAAATATAGTTGCAGACAGTATTACCGCAGACAGCTTAGAATTTACAGGTGTTGGTGTAGTTACTATTGAATCAGGTAGTAATTTAGTTCTTAATGCAGCCAACGGTGCAGGAAACATTGTTGCCAGCAGCAGTAGAATTACTAACGTAGCTGATCCTATTGGACTTCAAGATGCAGCTACTAAGTCTTATGTTGATGCTGTGTTCTTAGGGGGCGGTGTTGCTTTCTATGAAGGCGATATGAAAGGTTCAGTATTTTCAGATGACTCAAGTCTTGTTATTGACGGTATTAGTAAACAGTTATATATCAACAAAATTACATACGGTGACGAGTCAGTAGTAAATTATCAAGATAATACTACATGCCCTCCAGGCGTAGACACTGTTATCTATACCAGCACAGGACAATATCAACACGCTATTAAACTGTTTGTTATAGTAGAAGGAAACCAAGGCGATGTTACTTGGGAAACTCAGGCCTGTGATATAGTGGCAGTGAGAGGATATACCAATGATATTGTGAGTGTTTCAGTATACGGATTAACCTATTCAAGTACTACACCGTTAGCTACCTTCGATGGGCAATGGAATGCAACAACTAATAGAATAGAAATAATCTGTCAACCCACAGATGTAGCTGAAAGCGTATACGTTAGTGTACATGCACTTGAACTAAAATCAAATGATTAAGGAATAAAAAATGGCATTAAAAAGATTTGAGACACAAGACGGTGTTAAGATTGAAGTTTCTGATGGTATTGTAGACGAAAACGGAGATCCAATATTTGGAAGCGGTGTTGTAGAACGTAGCATATCTTTTCCAATGGGTGCTACAGGTGATACCCGAGGTACTATTGCTCTAACACCAGACGACGCAACTTACATTTGTACGGCAGACTATGAAAATCTTACACCACAATATCAAGGCAACTATAGTGTAGTAAACAGCGAAGCCTATGATATTAATCAAAGTGGCGGTGTATATAATATGATCACTGTAGATGCCACTGGAAATACTGATCTATTGTTTATT